AGCCAGGGCTCTTTCAGGCTGCAACGTGACCTCAGCGGCTACGTCGCTCTCTGTTCCCTGCTCGACGGCAACAAGTGGCTCGGGGCTGAGGGCAACATCGTTCGCAACGTCCGACTCTGATGCCGACTCAAGGTTGAACTCCGGTTCAGGTGCAACGGTGGGGAGGCGACGCTGGGACCGACGAGAGCGACCCGCTACTCCTGCCTGCCTTACTCCCCTGGGGTAGAAAGTTCGATCGCCAACTGATGGTGCATCGGGGTCCAGCGTGATTTCCGCAGCCACATCGGACTCGGTTGCTTGTTCGATCGCAATGGCCCGCTCTGCGATCATCGCTACATCGGCAGCGGTGTCCGATTCGGTCGCTTGCTCCAGAACGATCTCTATTTCGGGAGCGAAGGCCACATCGTTGGCTACATCAGATTCGCTACCACTCTCGAGGTCAATGGCCGGCTCAGGGGCCAGCGCTAGCTCGTTGGCGGTGTTGCCTTCTCCGGCTGACTCCAAGGCGAATGTCGGTTCGACGGCGAGGGTCTGATCGTCGGCAACGTCACTCTCGCTGGCGGCCTCCAGCTCGAACTCAGGCTCGGTGCTGGCATCGGGAATCTCGAACTCGATGGCGTCAACAACGAGCGACCGGGCCGGGCCTCCGCCGAGTCCTCTAGCCCATAGGGTGAAGTAGAGATCGTTGTAATCGGTGATGTTGCCGACCTCACCACCAGTCAGGGTGTAAGCAGTGGTGACTTCGGTGGCATCGAGGAGTGCAATCGTGTTATCGGCTATCAGCGTTCCAACATCAGGGATGCCCTGCCACAGCTCGAAGTGAGCCGTGAGGTCACGGGCGCTGGAGCTGGCCCACAGGACTCGGAGAATGTGATCGCCGGCACCAGGGTTGTCTATCCCTGTGTTGGTACCTTCGAGGTCGAGGTCAGTGGAGTTGGCGTTGTTGCCGACCGCATCAGAAGTAACAACGTCGTCGCCGCCACCGCCGCCTATGTCCTCATCGAGCTTGGAGAAAAACGGCGTGGACGACCAGGAGCCGTCCTGTACGTCTGCAATGGGGCGTATGAATTGGGCCATGAGCCCGCCCCTCTACTCGTCGAAGGCCAGGAAACCCGCAGCCTGGATGGAGGCGTTCAGTGTGCCGCTAATCATCTCGAGGCCGAGGCGTTCACCAGCGGCAAGAGTGATCCAGCCTTCCTCCGGCCACCACACTTCGTATCCAGATTGGGCCGGTATGAATTGGGTGGGGTAGTCGTCGGTCTTGGTCGGCTCTACGGTGAAAGCGTTGCGAGCCGTCACATCGAGGGTCCCTGCCTGTAGCCGATCCCGACGCCGGATGGACGCCGAGTAGTCAGCTGACGTACCGGCCGTGGTTTGTATCTGTGGCCGGACGGCTACCGCGGGGTCGGCCGAGGCCACCGAATTGAAGCTGATCCCATAACCAACGACCACGATCGGGTGATTGGTTGCAGCTATCAGCTGGAGCAACGTCTTGGTTTCAACAGTGGCGAGGGTCTGTTGGTCCTCGACAATGAGTTTGGTTCCGCTCACGCGAACACCTGCTTTCGCTTCCGTCGTGGATGGTACACAGGTCGTCTAATCCTCGGAGGGAACCCTTCGTCCGGTGGTGCCGCTGCTTCGGGTGCGATCGCAGCTCGTCGGTACATCCCAAATGGGTCCTCAGCGAACTTCTCGACTTTCTCTTGGGTCCACCACGCATTCTCACTGGTGCCGATTTCGGTGGTACCCGTCCCACCCCAAGCCCAAAAGCCATAGAAGGTGATCCCCTCAGAAGGGTCGTTGCCATCCTGCCCCCCAACCAACAGGTCGGCAGTGTTGTTGGCATCGCCCAGGAGTCCTTTGTTGAACGCAAACTCACGAATGGTCGGATGGGCCTCGTCCATGCAGAAAACCGCCACGTTGTAGTCGTTGGAAGAGGCGTTTGCACGGTCGGACCACACGACAACGAGGGTTAGCTCGTCATCGAACACGGCGTTGGGGATGGCAACGGAGCTAGCGCCGATGTCGTGAGGCTCCACGTTGGTCTGAATCCGTAGTCGGAAGTCGCCTTGTGACACCAACGCCCGCTGGTCGCCAAGGTCGAGCCCGTCGTACTCAAACAGGACTGCAAACGCCATCGGAAAGTCTCTGCCGTTGATCCGAAACTGTCTGCCGTTGGCGCTGCCCCTCATCCCTTCGTTGATGGCAATAACCGTGGAGCTTTTCAGCCCTGGCCCGACCGGACCGAGCACCCAATCAGCCTCGTCGGTGTTGGTTCCGAACCAGTAAGGCGGGAGTACCTGATCGCCCTGATCCATCTGAGGGTGCGATCCCTGGCCGAACCCTGCCATCGTCACATCGGGTGTAACGGCCTGGCCTGGTTCACCGTGGTAGGGCATGAACATATACAGGTCTTGCCAGTATTCCCGCCAGTACGGATTTACCGACGCAGCGTTAGCTGCCCACAGCCCCGGCTTCGGTTGAATCGTAATGCGGGCCACACCTACGCCGTCCTCCGCTTGTACTCAAAGTCCACAACGTAGGTGTCGCCAGTGCTGGCCGACTCGACCCCGAATCGCACCCGGTAGTAGGCGGGCAGGGTGAACGACCGGATAAAGTCGTTGGTGTCGGGCGGCAGATAGCTCCAGACCGACCACAGCCCCCACGTTTCAGACGAGTCATCAGCCGTGACATAGACCCGAACGATCAGCGGATCGGCCGGTGTTACCTGGTCACTGTTGAGCGTGATCGTGAACTGAGTCTCGATCGCCAGCTGTAGATCAGCGACCGCCGAAAATTGCTCCGTATCTACAACAGCGGTGAGCTGTGTAAGGCTCTGAGTTGTTTCCCATGCGACTGCCATCGAGTCAACCTACCTCTACTCGGTTGCAGCCCACCAACCAGACGGTGTGCGCCAGTGGAATGTCTCTCCGTTGGTCGCCACGACGGACGCCGGGATGGTGATTTGCACCGGGATGATCGTGGCGTCGCCACCCTGGGCGGCGTCGTATCCGATCACTGACGCTGCGATGTTCTCGCCCGCCTCCAACAGCCCGAAATCGAAGTCGGCTGTGTCGAAGGTCTGTTGGTCGCCACCCTGGTCAACAGTCGGCGGTGCTACGTCCGTGTCGGTGAGGGCAAGCCGGGCGTAGGACGCCACCGCAGACTCGGTGTTGGCCGCTGCCAGGATCGTGGCGAAAGTGGTGTGGTCCCTCAGCAGAGCCAATGTCTGCAAGCCCGCGTCGGTCAACAGCATGACGACGAACTGAGCCGTCGCCGGGTCGTTGCCATCGACACGGATCACATACTCGTTGATCCGGCCCTTGGCAATGTTTGGAATGGTCGCTGTCATCTGTACCTCCTGTTCTACCCGGCAGGGCCGAGGGGCTCCATACCCCCCGGCCCTTCCAGTGGGTTAGCTAACGGTCAAGTTCGTGATCTTGCCGTGCATCAGCTCGGGGCCGTACTCGATCCCGTACTGGCCGTAGATGGCGGTTTTCACCGAGGCACCGTCGGCCGGCTTGTCCTCGAGGAACAGGAACCCCTTACCGGGAACCTCGTACCACCGTGGCATGCAGTAGAACAGGTCGATGATTGCCAGCACGCCGGCAGCCATGTGCCTGTTCAGCACGATCGGGAGCTCGCCCTGTTCGGTGATGATGGTGTCCACCGACATCCCACCGACAGTTGAGGATCGGACATTCAGAGAGCCGACAAGGGTGTAGGCCTCCGAAATCTTGATCTTCTGAAACGAGTTCACGAAGATCACCGGCTGCACCAGCATCGCCCCGTTATCGAACATATCCTTGAGCAGGTTGTCGATGTAGGTCATCCCCAATGGAGTACCCAGGGTGGCGTCGTTGGTACCGCCTGTGACACGATCTCCCGCGATGTCCGCAGGAGCCGCAGCACCCGCGTCCAGCGCGATCTCGTTGGTTGTGGTTGCTGTGATGATCCCCCGCGTCTGACGAGCAGATGCGTTGGTGGCCGGGTCCACGAACGTCCCATCGAGGAACGCGATTTCCATGGACCGCTTTATCTCTATCAGCTTGTGCTGCAACTGACGGACCATCTCGTTGCTGACCGGGTTCTCACCCAAGACAGCTGTGGCGTTGGAACCACCCGCAGCGGCATCCAACAGCCCGAGGTTTCCGAGAGCTGAGTACGTCAGCTCCACACCGCGATAGACGATCTGGACGACGTTCGAGACTTCCGAGCGTGTCCGCGCGGCGTAGGTCGGGGTTGCACCCTCGACCAGGCCGGTGGAGCTGGGGTCCTCGAGGTCGTCGGTCTGCCAGGTGAACAACTTATTTTGAGTTGCCACCCCACCGCGCTCGCCACCAAGCATGGTGACCAGCGGGGTATCGGTCGGTGTGATCTGATAGAGGGGGCCGACAAAGTTGGGACGGTCAAACGTAGTGACCTGTCCGAGTACCTGACCCATCTCATTCTCCTCCGTAAGGCGCTGGGAGGAGAGTGGCTACTTGCCGGAAGGGCCTCCGAGGTCGATGGTGCCATCTTGCATCTGTTCAGCAACAAACGATCCGATGGCACCCGCCACGTCGCCCTTCTCCAGAGCCGCCTCGCCCTCATCCCTGAGCGCGTTTGGTTCAGCAGGTGTGGAGGCCTTATCCAGCAGTCCAATACGACTCTCAGCGTCGGAGACATCCGGCTTGGCCGTGGTCTCCGGTGGTGGTGCGGTGACTTCTGCCGTCCAGCCAAACTCGCCAGCGGCTTCCTTCAACGCGGTGGTGTCCTCGGGGTCAATTTCCCCCTCGAACGTCAACTTGAGCGCCTTGCCCACTCCCGCCTCGGCGGTGAGGCCAAGATCGGCAAAGGCCAGGCGTTCCAGTGTGGCGAGGGCCTTATCACGCTGGCCCGTCACCGTTTCGATCTGCTCCCGATACCAGGCTGGGTCACGGTCTCCCGCTTCCTCACCTTGGGGGTCGGGCTCAATCGAAGGAGTCGTATCTTCAGTTGTCAAAGGTCTCCTCCTCTGCATCTGCCTGCGACCCCTGGGCGATGCGATCCCGAGGCGTCCTGGGAGGGTCTTAATGGCGTACCCTGCCTAAGCCGTTGCGCGGACGATAGCATGTTTAACGTGAAACATGCCTACCCCGGTGTGAGCCCTTCGACCGCGCCGGCACGCCGACCTCGCAGCGGGCGGAAGGCCGAGAACGACGCACGTTCCTGGTTCAGCAGGCGGTTGATCCGAGACAGCTGCTCCTGGTCGTCGAACACCGAAGCCTCGATGAACTCACCAAGGTCGAAGTCGTCGTCGGGGTCGAAGTGTCGCTCGGCCAGGCGACCGAACAGCGGCACCTGCGCGGCCGCCTGACCGAACAGGTCTTGAGCCTGGCCCTGGGTGGTGATGTTGGCGTCGAACAGCGACGAGGCCAGCTGGAGGCCCACATCGAAGCCCCGAATCTCACCCTCGAAGCCGACCACAGCCGTGCCCACCGAGCGCCGGATCGAATCACTGTTCCCGCTGAATGCCGACTCGAGGATCGCAGCGTCAGAGATGCCGGTGGCACCGAACTGGTCAGCGAAGTACTCACGGATGCCATCGGAGCGCGACAGGATGCTGTTGGACAGCTGGCGTACCCGCGCCTCAAACTCAACCACATCCACGTCGCCCTGGATCAAGCTCACATAGAGGCCCTGGTCGAACACGCTGGCGTTCATCCCGAGCTGGCTAATCACATCAGCGTGCTCGCGTCGGGTCTGCCAATAGGCTCCCTCGAGGAGATGCACCGAACCATCGGAGGCGCGGTTACCGGGGAACCAGACTTCGTAACGAGAGTCCTGGCGCAGGGTTGCCATTGCGACATCGAAGCCAAAGTCGGCATTAGCCGCCCACGCATTCGCCGCCGCGGTGAGGAAGTCGGCAGGCATATCGGGGAACATGCCGCGCACCCGATCGAGGAATTGTTCTCCAGTGGCGTCGGGGAGTTCGGTGGTCATTGGATGAGGTTTCGCGCGCCGCCGCCGAAGGCACGGAATGCGTCCTTGGTGAAGTTGCCGACCACCTGAGCGTTGTTGGTGTCGAGGCCGTGCTGACGGATTTGTGTCTTAGCTGCTTGCAGGTCGTTGCCTTGCACGGTGTCTTGGAAGGCACTTGAAGTCTCGTCGGGGTCCTGGCCCATGATCTGGAACCACACCGAGCGCCACGGCTGGGCGATCTCGTCGTAGCTGCGTAGAGGGTCCTCATATTCAGGGAACAGACCGAGGCGCTGGGACTGGAGGTCGGCAATCCATTCCGCCTCGTAGTTCGGGTCGTTGCGGAGCCGTCCCGCGATGTCTCGCACCGCCTGGTCGCCAAGGATGCCGAAGGTAGGGCCAAGCCATTTGCGGGCCTGGGCGCGCGCCCACTCCTCACGGTCTGTGTTGCGGTCAATCTCGAGCGGGTCATTCGGGTCGTCGATGATGTTCACCAGGTCATCGTCTACCGCCGAGTCGTAGTAGGGATCGGCAACGGCGTTGATCTGATCCCTCGCCATCACCTCGCTCCACACTCCGGTAGTCCAACGGTCAGCGATGAAGTTGGTGATCCGGTCGTCGGGCTCGAACACACCAGCCGAGACCAGCAGCTGCTTGACGGTACGACGGTTGGCGTCGCGCAGCGCTTGCGCGCCCTTCGGGTTCGCAGCGTCGAGGAGGAGCCAGGTCTGCTCGGCACCGGAATGCGCTTGGAACCAGACGGTGGATTCCACCTCAGCGGTGGTGGGGGTGCGGCCCTCGAGGCCGGCAGCAGCGAACAGGGCAGCAACCTCGGGGTCGAGCAGGTAGGGACGTACCGAAGCCTCACGCTCGTAACGCTCCAGCCATCCCTCCCAGGGGTTGCCCTCGGTCAGGTCGATCTCGGTTCGCACGCCCTGTGAGAGCGCACCGATGCTGGTCAGCTCGGCCTCGGTGTACACCCGGTCATAGGCAATGGCGTGGGTGCCGAACAGGGCTTTTAGGTCCTCCTCGCTCTCGATGATCCAGGTCATCGGGACCGGAGGCTCGAACCCTGGGATGAAAAACACCAGCAGGTCCTGGCCGGTGTCCGAGTTGTGCCATATCTCGGGCGAACCCGCAAGGCCGTGGAAACGTACATCGTCCTCGCCGGTGTAGGACTCCTTGGTGTTCCCGGCAACCGGGCCACCACCACCACCTTCGCCACCGGCCGCGCCGTCGATGTCGATGATCGCACCAATCTGGAGGGTGCGGGCATCTCCCGGTTTGGAGAAGGCGCTGGATACGGCCATCACCTTGTCAACGGACACCCCGAGAATGGCGGCGATCTTGTTTGGAGTGTCGCCCTTCTTGACGGTGTAGGCCATCAGGTTTTACCCAGCAGTCGATTCAGGGGGCCGGTCCTGGTGGTTTCCTCGGTAGCGCTGGTCTCCCCGACCGCCTTGACCCGCAGCCCCTCAGCGGTGATGTCTGAAAGCCCCACGTTGCGGTAGTCGAGCCTGCTTCCACCGGCCACCAGATCGGACGCTGCCGACAGCGCGCCTCCCAGGACCTCCGAAGCGGTGAGTGGCTTCACCTGCTCGTCGTCCTCACCGATCACCCCGGCCACGATCTCGTCGGCATTGGCGAACGCCAGCTCAGCTATGGGGGGCTGCTGTTGCTGCTCCTCACCTTGGGCATCGACATAGGACAGGCCGGGTGGGGCGTCGAGCTTGTACCCGTCAGTGAGGTAGGAGACCGGGTTGATAAAAGCACCCGTGTTCGACCGCATCGAAAAGTGGAGGTGCGATTTGGTGTTTTTGGCCGACCCGGTAGTACCAACCCTGCCAATGATGGCTGCTTTGCTGATCCGTTGACCCTTTTGGAGATGGGAAAGCTGCTGCATGTGAGCGAAGTAGTAGACGATCCCATCGTCGCCTTTGATGCGGACGTAGTTGCCGCCGATCTTGCCCGACGCTGAGGCCATCACGGTGCCCGATACGGGGGCGACGATCGGGGTGCCAGCGATGGCGTAGATGTCGATAGCGGCATGGGTGCGGCCGCGGTGGGTGAGGGTGTTCGGCATCCACGATCCGGCGCTCCATTCCTGAGTTCCAGCGACCGGGTTCACCCAATTCAGTCCATGCCTGGTCATCGACGCCCTCCGATCAGCCCATCGACCATATTGAGGGTGGCGGCACCGATAGCTTCGCGCTGGTTGAGAGCGGCACCGCGTTTACGCACGTCGATCTCCCCACCAAACCGCTCATCGAAATGCTCAGCGAAGCGGGCGGCCGGGTTCACAGACTGCACCGTACCCGAGGATTGAGCCACATCGGTGTCGATGGCGCGGGTAGTGGCGTCGAACTCGGAACGCAGCGCAGCGACCTGGGCACCAAACTCGGCGCGGTAATCGGTACCGAGCGTGTCGATCAACTCTCCCATCTCATCCCCGGTAGGTTCACGGCCCAGGCGCTGGCGCACCGACTGTTTGACCGCTTGAGACAGGGTTGCCATGTCGGGCTTGAGGAACGCCGGGGCAACGAACGGGCGACGATCAGAGACTCGGCCCTTGGCGCGACGCTTGGCGGCCTCGGACGGGTTAGCAGCGACCTTGGCTAGCTGGAGGTTCCACGGCACCCCGGCACCGTTGGACTCATCGGCCAGAGCCGCCATTGCCGATGCCTCAGCGAACGCCCAGGTCGCCCCTCCAGCCGCCTGGTCGGGGTCCAGGTACCCGGCGCGTACCAGGCTGTCTTTGAGGATCACCCGGCGCGGGGCGTCCCATGATGCCGGGCTCCAGTCGAAACCAAGGTGGTAGCGCTGCACCGGGTTGAGCAGCTGGTCAGCGAGCGGGCCACCACGCAGCAGGGTTCCTATTGAGACACCTTCACCGGCAGGGAAGCCTTGAGGCTCGAACACTGGCCGATCTTCACCAACGGTCCCTGGGCCGGGTCGGCCACCAATGAAGGGCAGATCGAGTATCGCGGTGAGGTCCTCGCCTGGCGCTCCTCCGACGATGGCCGACAGCAGACCATCTGAGGTGTCGGTTCCGAACTGAGCATTGACTTGATCTACGTCGAGGACTTCGCCGGTCAGCTTGTTGACGAAGTTGCCGTCCTCGTCCTCCTCGTAGATGAACCCTTCGCCCCGCTCGCCAACTACGTTCGTTCTGGTGAACTCCTCATAGGTGTTGAAAAAGGCCTCGCCGTCCTCACCGAGAATGTCCATGAGCATGAGCATCACTTGACGCAGGCCCTCGATGGTGTCGGCAGCATTCACCCCCGCTTGGAGATGCGCCGGCATCCGAACAGTGGTGGTCTCGAGCCAGGCAGCGATAAGGGTTGCCTTGGTCTTGACGAGCGATTTCCCATCCCCGCCACCACTGGTCCTCGGCGCTCCGGGCTGGTTGAATCGTTCAAAAACGGATTCTTTGCCATGAGGCATTAGAACGTCATCCCTTCGAGAGTCAGCGGGTCTGGCGTCTCGTCGCGGTTCAGCTCTCTGCGGAACACGTCGAACCAGAGCTGCCCGAACTCAGGGTACACAGCCATGATGGCTTCGGAAGCCTCTCGGAGCCAGTCGCGCCACACCCTCATCGAGGTCGCTGACTGCCAGGAGTCGGGCATCAGCCCGCGGCGGAAGGCTTCATTTTCTGCCATCTTTCGCAGCTCCAGATACACCGCGAGTCCCTGACCAGCGTTGGAGCCACCAAGGCGGGGTTCGGCTGCCCAGCGCTCCAGCTCACGCACCAGGGTTTCGGTGTCGGCACGACGCGGGATACCGGCAATGTCAGCATCGAAGCCTGTGTACTCGCTGGCAAGGTTGAGCCGCACGTCACGCAGCCACAGCCTGGCCTTTCGGTCGGTGCGCCCGACAACAGCCTCCTTGGCCTTGTCGTATGCGAGGTTGCCAAGCAGCTCGTTGCGGCGCTGCAACCATTGCTCGGGTGTCAACGCTGCTCGAGCTCCGGTGGCGAGGCTGTCCTTGTACGCCTCGTAATTGAAGTCGTCCCACTCCAGGTCCTGCATGCCGTAGGCCGCGGTGTTCGGGAAGGCATCCGCCTCGAACAGGTCGCCGTTGGTGCGTCGCCAGCCGTGGCCGGTCTCAGTGACCGAGCGCTCTTGGACCGAGATGGTCTTGGGGGTGGTGAACAGGGTTGCAACACCCAGGCCGTCCAGGTAGTTCTGACCGAACCCGAAGCGCTGGATGAACTCGGTCAGGGCTATCTCCTGGTCGAAGTCGGCGGCCCGTAGCAGGCGGTAATACTCCGAGATCAGCGCCTGGGTTTGCCACACCTTCCCATCGGTGTCTCGCACGTCGTATTCGATCGACGGGCCGGTGGGGAGGATGAACCCAGCCCCGGCGCGTACGAAGGACAGGAACGATGCTTTTTGTGAAGCCTCCTCCATGAGGTCCCACGCCGCCGCCGAGCTGTTCATCTTCTCAGGGTTCTCAGCCGCCAGGATGCGGAACACATCCATGACCGTGTTGTGGTGAAGGCGCTGGTACTCGCTGGACCCGGTGCCGATCGCCACCATCAGCTTCTCGAACCAGGCTGGCAGGCCAAGGTCTAGCAGGTCACCGGGGGTGCGTATCCCTTCCTCCCCGAACGGGGTGACCAGATTGCGGATGGTGTCGAACTGCGGCATGTTGGGCACCAGCATCGAGACCGGCACCTGGGCGACCGGGCCGAAGCCTGGGATGTATTGGCCGAGAGCCAGGTTGATTCCCGCAACCGAGCCGGTGAACTTGACCTCTGTATCCTCGCCGGTACCGAGCAGCGCCCTGGTGATGAACTCCGAGCCGGGGTACGCGAAGACCTCCTCGCCATTGGCGTCGGTATAGAAAAAGCCCGACTCGCGTGCTGCTTCGACACCCTGCTGGGCACGCCGGAACACCCGCGGATTCTCAAACATGATCCGTGACCACACGGTGATGATCTCGGCCCACGCCTCAGCGAACGGGAACACATTTCTCAGCGCGTCCGATGCGTTGTGCTTGGTGGTTACGTCGTACAGGAGCCTCTTGGTCTCCTCGAGGGCGTAGCCCTTGGCGATCTGGTCGATCTCTTGGATGGACAGCGAGGCTGCCTTGGTGTTGGGTGCGCGATCCACCCAACCCTCGGGCACCGGAGCTTTGCGTCTGAGGTCTGATTTCTTGAACTTGAGGTCGCCAAGCAGCATGTTGTCAACCTGGCGAGCGGTGTCCTCATCAACGAAGGTCTTGAGGTGCTGGACTCGTTTCAGGTAGAACTGACGCCATGCCGGGGCGCGGGCCAGCTTGTTGGTGACACCGCCGCCGAGCGTGTAGAAAACCGTGTTGAGCATCTTGTCCCACACGCCACGATCGTCGGCAGAGAGATTCGGGTCGGGGTAGGGCAGCACCGGGGGTGCCTTGTCAACGCGATCCGAAAGGAACTGCTTGGAGGTCGCCACCTGGTCGATGTCCTCGGAGTGCGACATCGGGTTGCCTTCGGGGAACAGCTGTATCTCGTCGTCGTCTGCGAGTCGGCCGACCCCGGTATCCATGGCGTCCCACATCTCGTCGTCGGGCTGGCTGGTGATGACGTAGTGGCTGGATTCAAACTCGGGGTCACCAGGTCGCAGTTGACGCCCGGCCGCTGGCGGTGGCGGTACCGACGCCGACTCAGGCAGCGCTGCTTGACGCGGCGGCCCCGTTACCGGGACGTGCGGGGAATCCGGCACCTTGGGCAGAGCGACACCGCGAGCGTCGATAGCGCCCAGGGCATCGCGAGGGGTATCGACGATCATCCGCTCGAGACTCTCATCGAACTTCTGGCTGGCTCGGAATATGCGATCCGAACCGATCAGCTCGGTACCCATGTCGGCCACGAACTCGAGGGCCCGCCCAGCTTCCTCAAGTGGAATCTCCTGCTTTTCAGCGAGCCGGTGTACCGCGTCCACCAGCGTGGCATCGAACCGGCCCGGCTCACGCGCGTCGGACAGCTCGCCGCGGAACTTCAACTCCTCGATGATCTCCTGTAGCCGTCGCTCGGTGCCGGTGCGTACAGCCTCTGAGCCTGGCTGGAGCTGTCGCGAGATTTCGTTGGCACGGATGTTGCGTGTCCACATCTGGTAGGCACCGTCGAAAGCCTCGTCGAGGAGGGCATCGGTGGTAGCGGTCTCTTTCGAGATCGGGTGGAACTTGGGCCGCGGGGGCGCGCCGGGCGGGACGGTCTGTGAAATGTCCCGGCCAAGCTGACGCAAGAAGTCGCCGGTGGCCTGCTCGGGGGAGACACCGCCGAGCCGGAGCAAAGTCTGTTTGAGGGCATCAAGCCCATCCGGTGACAGCACCTCGTCGAAGCTGGAAATCAGCTCCAGCAACTCCGAGCTAGTCCACCGCCCATCCACAGAGCCCGCAATGATGCGAGGGGCGGCACCTTCCAGGGTCCACACTCCGCGGGTTCCTTCGATGAGGGCACGAAGGTCGTTTCCAAGCAGGCCGAAGCGATCCGCTCCGACGTTGCCCTTCACCACCACCTGCTTGCCAACAAATTGGGTGTGACCGGCGAGTTTGGCTAGCTCATCGACAAGGAAAAGGATCGACTCCTGCTCCAGTATTTCAGCATCCAACACATCCAGGTTGGAGCGACTGAATGCCTCATCCATCGCAGCACGCAGCCGGCGCACCCCCTCGAGGTCCAGATCATCGGTCAAAGCAGTCAGGTCAACCGTGACGAAGGACCCCGGCTCCAGGGTGACGTACGCCTCGGCACCCCCGCGAGTCTCAGCAGCCGCCAGCTGTCTCGGGCCATCTGCCGTGTCATCGACAAACCCGCGCACCAGGGTCGGTTGGCCTTCGGCTTGTCGGCCGAAGTCGATGAACTCCTCAAGACCTATGACGGATTGGCCGCCAGTTTCCGTCGTATCGTCTATGAGAGCCTTCCCGATGCCCCGCTCTCGCATCCATGCCGCCGTATTCTCAAACGACCGATCGAGCTGGCGAAAATCCGACAGGCGACGGTTACCCCTTGGCCCGAGGAGAATGTCATCCGCTAGGAGGGCTTCTGAAAGACCAGGGTTTGCAGCAAGGGTGGCGTCAAGAGACTCGGCACGAAAGTTGACCGTTTCACCGTAGATTTTGGTCTTGATGACCCGCGAGCCTGGGTTTCCCTGACGTGAGTAGACAGCCCGAGCAACATCTTCGTCATCGGTGAAGTAGAACTTGCGACCCTGCTCTGGAACCTGGGCAGCCCCTGTGCCCCCTGATCGACTTTTCGTGCCTTCTGCCGTCGTATCAAACACCTCGAAGGGTGCATCTGTCCCATGAAAGAACTCGTCGCCTGTTCCTCCTAGCCGCTGAGCGGAAGTGGTGCCTCCAAGGTCGTCAACCAGGTCATCGACGCTACGCACCACAGCACGGTTCATCTGATCCCCGCCCACCGAGCGCAGCGCAGCTACAAGGGGATGGTCGGCGGTGATCGAACGGAACTCGTTGGGGTAGCCGTCGAGGATGAGGTCCACCAGGTCCTCGGCGTTGCGGCCCCACCCGGTCTGGTTGACCGCCGCGGTGTCCAAGAAGCGGTACAGGAAGCGCAGCTCGTCGATGCGCTCAGGGTCGAGGTCCTCTGGAATGAACCGAGTCGTCCCTTCGAGGGCGACGCGCGGCTGGGACTTCATGCGGACGTAATTCACCAGGTCGAGCTGCTGCTGGTGGCGCGAGTTAATCATCCAGATCATCCACTCGGCGTCGGCCAGGATCGCATCGTCGGTGAGCGGGCGCACCCGGTTGAACTCGCGGAAGGCGTCGGCCAGCGCGTCGGGGTCCACAGTCCCATCGGCGCGTCCGAACATGCGGTACAGGTCGTCGATGATCCCGCCGATGGTGTTGAAGTCCTGGCCCACGTCGTCGATGACCGTTTGGGCATCCGGCGACTCATCCAGGTAGTTGATGAGGCGGGTGAACATGGTGTCGCTGTCGAACCCGGTGATCGAGTCGTCGTAGCCCATCACGGCAAAGTCCTTCTGCCGGCGCGGGTCCACACCGATCGACAGCTGTATCGGCTCGGTGACGGGACCTGGGAGCCTGCCCTGTTCAAAGAGAGCTTCACCCGATACGGACCCATCAGGAAGCTGCACAAGTTCTGCATCGGTGCCCTCGAGGAACGACTGGTACTCAGCCCACTCGGCAATCTCATCCTCGGTGTACCCACGGAGTCGCGAAAACTCCTCGTACTCACCAGCGTCGAAGGCGGCTCTCTCGGCTGGGGTCCAGTCGGCAGGGTTGGACACCTTTTCGCTACTGAACACTCGCCGCTGCAAGGCCTCGAAGCGGTCGATGGTTGCTTTTCGCTCGGCAACCTCTTTGGCGCTGCGAGCCTCCCCAGCGGCGGGGCCTTCGCCTTTCCTTATGGCGATCTTCTCGTCGCGCAGCTGGTTTTTGGCGATCCCAAACTCCCGGCTGTTCTCTGCCGCTCTCGCCATTATCTCGGGGTCAGCAATATCGGCGGTGAAGGAGCTGGTGGCTATTTTCCCATTCTCTTTGAGAGTCCTTATCTCATAGCCAGTGACCTCGTTGGTTTTCGTATTGTGGGTGAGATACGGTTCATCGAACTTGGGTTGGATGTCTGTTCGCCCGAACTCATCGGGAGCCGGTCGATGCCCACCCTCAAAGTCGGTCCGCGTCACCAGCGCGTCCGTGCCTACGGCTCGACGCTCAACGTCGAGGTCCAACGCCTTTGCGGTCGTGGCCCCTGGATCGTTGGACGTAAGCTGCGAGGAAGGCGGGCTGGGGCGTTTCTGCATGTTGTCTGGAGGCTTGACCCCTGGCGGCTGAGGCTCGGGGAGGCCGTCTGAGGGGCTCGGCCCTTGTGAGCCATCGGGACGGGGGCGACCCGGTGGTGCGCGCAGCTCGGGAGGAGGGCCGGCAGGAAGGCCAAAATCTCTCGGGTTCACCACCTGGTTTGACGAGTTGTGCCACAGCTTGGTGTGCGGGTCCCACCATATGTAGTCACCGCCTGTGCCGTGGACCATGCGCGCAAACTCAGACTCAAGGTGCCAGCGCAGGTTCTCGGGGCGTACATCATCGAGTTTGGAGCCGAGGAACGCCTGGCGGCGCGGGTTGCCTGACTCGACCATCTGTCTCAGATAGCCCTTGCCGCCTCCGTTCATCATCCACTCGATCGTGTCATCGACGCCGTTGCGTCGTAGGAAGCGCCCGACCGGGTTGGAGTGGAGCTTGCCCAGGTTCCACATCCAGGCGTCAACGACACGCCCTGCGTCGTTGGGATCGTCGCGGAACACGTTGGTGTATTTCTTGTGCCCTGGTGCCTTGCCTCCGAAGTCGAGCCACCATCCAGAATCGACCATGAGCGCTTCGCCGTACTCGTTGAATTGACCCTGGCGCAGCTGTCCGACCGTGCTACGCCCGGTACCTCCGAGGCGGGCCGGGAGCGGGCCGACATCTTTGGGGAGCAGCTCGTCAACGAGGGTCCGGTTCATCTTGTTGCCAAAGGCGTAGGCGAACCATGAGAACGGGTGGGTGAACATCGAATCCATACCGCTGAACGCCAAGCGGACCTGTTCCTCCATGCCAATGCGTACCGGCCACGCAATACGCAGCAGCACGAACGGTCTCCACACTTTCGACATATAGCCATCAACGACGTTGAGCCAGGCGCGGGCGTTGAGTTCTGAGTCCGACGAGGCCTTGGACACCCAGGAGCCGTTGACCCGCCCTAGTGCTCGGCGCAGCTCCCTGGGATCATCGAGCGGCAGTTCTTTCTGGAGCAGCTCGTTGACCTGGTGTGCGGTGGGGCGAGCAATCGCCACTGTCTGGTCATCAACGATCATCTTGAGCTCGGTGTCGGGGAACCATTGCGCCTGACCAACCGAGTTCGCCCAATAGGAGCGGAAATCGTCCCACTCCTTGGGGTAGACACGCAACAGGGTCTCGCGGATGTGCTCGGGTATCTCGTCACCGAGCTTGTTCATCACGAAGTGGCGGCGGGCGTCGCGGTACACCGCGTACGCTCCCGCCGAGTCACCATCGGCCAGGCGCGCCCATCTCAGCAGGAAAGGCCCGCTCTCGTCTGCGGTGAACGCAGCTGAGGTCATCCAATCCTCGAACTTGTCCAGCCCTCGATCGAGGTCCTCGAGGTCGAGCGAGCCGCGTGGCATCCGTGCCACCATCCGACCGGCCCAGGTGCCTTCCGAAGCGTGCCGGATCGCGGCTTTCAACCCGAATGCTTCGCCTACCAGGGCAGCCTCGGGATCACGGAACTGGCTGCCCAGGAACTGGCCCACCGTACGCGACTCGGGGCCGCGCACCCCCGACAGGATGTTGCGCGGGGTAGGCACCGACTCGAACATCCCGGTGTCGAGGTAGGAGCGGCGCGGTGGCGCTGGGATGCCTTGCCTCAGACCGGGGCTAGGCAGCCCGCGGAGGGTGGCGTCGATCCCGGCCGCTCCGTGGCGCTGCCCTTCCGTGACCAGCTCATACAGCAGCCGGCGCGATTCGAGACCTTTGGGCGCGGAACCGAATTGACGGAGCTTGAGCGCGTTCTTGATGTCCTGTGCCGCGGAGGTGTTCTGAGAGAGCAGGGCCAGCTTCTCAGTCATACCGCGGTAGCTGGGTGATTGGACAAACTCATCGACACCGACGCCGAAGGTCGAGCGCCGCGTCCCTCCGATCAGCGCCTTGTTGGCTTTGCGTAGCTTGCCCAACCCGAACAGGGCGGCGTTGGTGGGGTCCAGCCACAGCTGAGAGGCGAAGTCCGCGGCACCAGAGACTATGTGGAACGGCATGGTTCCGACCTCGAGGCCGAACCCCTTGGCGGCTAGACGCCCAGGGCTGATCGGTGTCCCGTCATCGAAGGTGATCCCGGTGTGGGCCTGAGCGCGGGCCATTTGTGACAGCGGGTCACCGAACTTCTGCTGGACCTGGGCAATGGCGTTGGGTTCGGGGATGCCCAGGCCGACCAGCATCTGGACCTCGACGGATTCGGCATCGGCAAGGTTGGATTGAGGGAGGAAGCCGCCACCCAGGTTGACTTGAGCATTCGGGTCCGACTCAAGGGGAGTGAGGTTCTGTATAGCGGACTCGAAACCCTCCTTGCTAAACGGCGATTCGCCGCCAAAGAACGTGCCCACGGCTCGTACCCCGGTGGAGGACCCAGCCGCCGAATGGGCCTCGGCAAAATCCATGCCCTGGGAGATGCCGACCCCGGTGCGGGTGAGGCGCGGTGCCGCCTCCTCGTACAGAGCGTCGAAGGCGGTGGTCACCAGCCGGATGCCTCCGCGCAGGAACTGGAACGGGACCGAAAGGATGTTGTTGGATTGGGTGCGGATCGGATCGAGGGTGCGCGAGAGCGACACCCGCTCATTGAGTGATGCCAAAGCTGGGTGATCGACGGGGATGCCGCCGACAGCAGCCCCGGTGAGGACCGAGGCGGGCAGGTCGGGGTACAGCTCGGACATCTGCGCCAGGACGATCGCAATACCGGGGTTGGCTGCCTGGATGCGGGCCTGCTCGGTGCGGCGGCGCAAGTCCTCCATCTCCGTACCGCGCTTGATGTCGTTGTGGAGGGCAAAGCGCTGAGCGGCGATGATGACGGGGCTGACCGCGAACGCCCGCGTCGGTATAGCTCTAAGGGCGTTACCGCGCGATGTCATTTACCAATCTCCGTATCTCTGGATGCGGAAAGACTTGGTAGATCGTTTTCAGTAGTAGGTCGGGATCGGCAGGGACGAAGCTGTTGCCAGCTGGGCGTGGCCCACCGGGGCCCGGCTGGGTGGTAGGGCCAAACAGCGCTTCTTGGGCGGGTGGAGGAGGAGGCGCAGGGCCAGCCCCGCCCTCAGCTACACCGGGTCCTGAGCGGTTATCCGGTAGTGGAGCGGCCCGTTGCGCCTCCTCCAACTCTTGACGCTCACCGAATGGGCCACCCGCAGCAACACGGATCGGCTGGGTCTTGGAACCGGGGCCACCGTCCGTGCGCTGGGACAGAGCGCCCGGTCCCGAGACCGCAGCCGGATTCGCCGGAGTGGTTCGCTTGCGGGGCATCTAGACCTCTACAAGCCGTTCGGTTTTCTTGGGTGGCTTGATCTTGGCGCTCTTTTTGAGCGTGAACACTGGCGACGGGACCTTTATCAGCTCGCCGTCGTCGATGATCTCCTTGTCCTCGAAGGTGAGGACCATCTTGGGCTGAACCCCATAGACGCCGTGAGGGGTGTTGACCTCGCGGTAGGAGGGAACTTCCTGCTCGTAGATGAACCCGTCCTGACCGTTTTTCTCGTAGGTGTCAAAGAACGGACCCCACGATTCGTCGCTTACTGTTTTCTTCTTCGCCATGCCTTCTCCTTCGTTGGCTACGGTACTCGCCCAACGGTCTGGACCCCGCCACCACCGACATCCCCACCCTGGGAAAGCTGGCTGAGCACGGTCTGCACGTCGGGGAGCTGCTGACCAGCTCCAGGTGGTCCTCCACCCTGACCCAAGAACTCCTCCTCCTCTGGTGAGATTTGAGGTTCCTCGGGGGTGAAAAACTTGGTGAGGGTGGTCCCGGCCTCGTCGGGGTCTTTGAAGATTTCAGCGAACACCAGCGCCGCGGTGCCATCGCCCTGTGACATGCGGAACTCAAGGGCGTCGAACATGCCGCGCTCGGCACGGTCCCGGCGCACGTTGTCTCGTATCTTGTCCAGCTGACCCAGGTTGTGGAGCATCTGGCGGAAGGTGTCGAGGTCGATCACGTTGGCTTGGAGCAGCTGGAGGCCGGCAACGATCTTGGTCGGCTCGTCGATCCCGGCCATCGGGCCGTACTCGCGTCTGATCTGCCACTGGAGCCCGATGTCTTTTGCGGGGGTGTAGTCCTCAAAGAAGGCTTCCCCGTCGTGGATGCCGTGGAGCGGCTTGGTGCCGTCGGGGTACATCTGGACATCCCATTCCAGGGACTTGGAGTCGAGCCATTCCAGGGTCTCGGAGAGGATCGCGCGGTATTCGCCCACCATCTTGTCGCCCGATGCCGTGAGCCGGTCGATGCCCTCGCCGGTGGCGAATGACAGCGGGGATTGGCCGTCCTGGTCTACCGGGTATTGGGTCTGGATGCGTAGCTGGCGCTCCAGGCGGTTGATCTGCTCGAAGGCGGCTACCGGGAAGTCGCCGGTAGGCCTCGACACCGAAGCCCCTGGGGGGAGGTAGTTGACCGCAAAGCGGCCCCGCTCGTACTTGACGTTCTCGAGGCCACCTTCGATGTTGGTTTCACGGAACACCGAATCCTCGGTGGCGATCAGCGCCAGGACGTTGAGCTTCGCCATGTGGCTCATAAGTCCGATGGCGTTGTTGTACTGCCCGATCATCCGATTGACGGTGGGGCGTCTACCGATCGCGAACTTAGGGCCGGTTGTGAGGGGGTTATCAGCGCGGTCCAGCAGCGTGTCGCCGCCGTCCATCATTATCCAGGTGCCCTCCATGGAGTGGTATTCGATGACTTCGACCCCTGGGCGTGACAGCGAGTAGGCATCAGCGGTGTAGAGGGTCGAGAATGAGCCGGTGTGCTCCTCGATCTTGGACTTCTTGTCGGGGTACAAAGCAGCGAGGGTCATCGGGGGCACCCGGCGCACCGTCACCATCTCATCTACCTGCTCATCGAAGCTCCACCACGCCGGGTACGACGTGTACGGGTTGCGAATCTCACGCACCGGGTAGCGGTTGCCCTCTGAGTCGATGCGCTCGGTGATGACCCACACACAGTACGCGTACACCGGGAGCCACCGGGCCTGGAAACGCAGCTGGCGCTCGAGGCGGCGGTGGTCGTAGGACTCGACGATGCGGACACGCTTATCGGCCTTGTTCTGCTGGTCCTCCTGGGTGAGACCCCGAGCGGTCGGGAACGGGTCCGCTTTGGTGTCGGGTGGCCGTCCGAGGTCGTGGGCAAGCCGGGTGGCACCGGACTCGAACATATTGAGCGCCGGGATGTCACGGTCGCGCAGTTTCAGGCGGTTACCGAGTAGTGCGCGCAGCCCATCGGGGCCTCCGTCGATGATGGCACGGACCCGGTGCCGGTCCTCCTCGAGTTCGCGGTACGAGTGTCGGACCAGGTTGATCCGTTCCTTGACCAGGGTTTCTGACATCACCATGGGAGGTCCTCATAGGTCGTGGTCTGGTAGTCAGCGAACACAGGTTCGTAGGTTAGCGATGCCTGGGTGGCTCGCTCTACTTGCAGCGAGCGGATCACTGGAGTCGGGAACCAGGAGGCATCGAGGAGGTCGGCTACCCGCTTCTTTCTGCCAACCATGTCGGGGTCGAAGTTGATGGCCTGACGGGTGAAAGCATCGACCAGCTCCCGACTTCGATCGTCGCCATAGGGGAGGTCCACCATGTCCTCCACATACCAATGCGCCATAGCGGGAATGCCGTACTCCTTGTCCAGCTTGCTAACGGCTCCGGTGTGATGCTTGTCGAGCGCGATGCCATGATCCGAAGCGTACTTACGCACCCGGCTGTCGGTGAGGTAGATGCCCTGGATGTTGGTGGTCTCCACCACCCAATGGCGCAGCTCGTAAGCCTCGAACCAGGCCTCCATGATTGACAGGAACTCGTCGATCCCGCCGCCTTGAGGGTTGTCGGCGTCGAGCATGTAGATGCGGTGGGTCTTGAGGTTGTACAGCCATAGCCATGCCGCCTGGTGCCCGACCGCGGCAGGGTCGAGCCCGGCGACCAGCTGGTAGGGGGCCTTCGGCTCGGGGTCGCCCTGCTCATTCTCGCGGTAGAACCAGCCGAGGTCGCCAGCCGAGCGTGAGCGGTTGCGCGCAGAAAGCAACGCCTCTTTGGGGAACACGATCTTGGACGAGGGGCGGGGCCGGTTCTGCCACACCATCTCGAACAGGTGCTCGAGGCCCATGCCCTTCTGAGTCTGCCACTTCTGGTACCACCAGTGATACGGGTGCTTCTCGGGCCACAACATGCACTCGACGTGGATTTCGAGTTCGTGCGGGTCCAGTTCGCAGTTGTCGTCGTGGGCCTGTTCGACAATGGTGGCCCAATAGCGGTCCTCGATGAGGTAGCCGTAGAAATCGTCCCAATGCTGGCGGGACCCGATGATGAAAAAGGCGGTGTGAGTCTCGTTGCGTGAGTCGATCGCGGTGACCAGCTTGTGGCGGTTGGCTTCACGCTGACCGGGCTGGAGGGTGTTGCGATCGTCGAGCACGTCGTCGAGGATCATCACATCGACATCGCGTGACAGGATCGTGCCGGTCCAACCGACCCCGACCATGGTGGAGGACTTGCGCCCGGTGACGGTGCGGTTGGAGACCTTGAACTTGAGCCGGCCCCAGCCGCCACGCTTGGGCTTGTAGCGGCCTTCGATCCCCAAGAAGGCGTCGATGAGGGGCTGGTTGTTCACCAGGTGGTCCTTCACCGACCCCACCATGTCCTCAGCCATCTCCTCGTTCTTGGCGACCCACAGGATGCGGATGTCGGGGTTGCGGACGATCAGCCACACACAGAAGTGGATCAAGAGCTCGGTCTTGCCGTGACGAGGCGGGGAGAGGACCATCTGCTGACCGCCAGTGAATATGGCGTGCAGGATCGAGCGTATCCATTTGCGGTGATACGCCTTGTTGACGAAGCGTGCAATGACCTCACCGCGGCGGGACTCGATGAAAAACTGGTTGCGGAAGGTGACGAAGGCAGACACCAGGGCGTCGAGGAACACTTCGTATTCCGGTGTGCCGGCGTCGGGGGTTTCGGTGTCGCCGGGACCCATCAGCTTGCGGGCCTCATCGGCCTCGAGGACCGGGACCAGGCCTTGGGTGTTGCGTCGATCGACCACCACCGCGGCTAGGGCTCGGGTCATTGCTGTGCGTTCCGCTCCGATGATCTCGGCGGCTTCCCCGATCCCGATGGTGCCGTCGAGCACCTGGTCGGTGATTGGATGATCGGTGAGGATTTCGTACAGGTCACCGCGGCGCAGGAAGTCGTCTGTGACCCCCAGCTCGGAATACTTCTGCGCGAAACCGCCGATGTTGTGGCGGTTGCGATAGGACTGGCGGGCACTACAAGTGCGGGAATGGTATTTGCGTTGACGGCCAGCCAGAGCCTCTGTGCAACCCTCGGCCTGACAGATGCGTACCTTGGTGGCGGTGGTCACACCGGGAGCGTACCGCAGAAACAGGCCGACCCCTCACATCGCCTTGTCCGCATTCGATGTGAGAGGCCGCCCGCCGAGAGAGAAAACCTATGACGGTTCCTCCACCCCAAACGATACACAGGCCGAGAGCTAAGCGCCGTTTGACGGTGCTCTCGGCCGTGTGTACATTCGCACGCTATATGACTAGCACCGCGCACGATACACCACCCCTCCCCCCCTGGCAACGCCCATGAGGATTCGGGCATCCCTGGATTATCGGTTCTCTCGACGGTTACGCATCATTGCATGCTGGGCCAAAGGCGGTCATATCTACTCGGCGGACGAGTGGGGCTACGGCTACACCGGGACCATCGACCTCTACTGCGATCGGTGCTCGGTCCGCTTCGATACGGTGCCGCTGGAAGATTTCGAGGACATGGACGGTGTGCTGTCACTTATTGCGGTGCGGCCATGATCCTGTGGTCCCAACTCCACCACGGCGACCTCTACCTGCTCTGTGACCTCTGTGGCTCAATGGTGCCCAGCTTCGATCATGTCGCCAAGTCAACCCATGAGAACTGGCACACCAAGATCGAGGAGCTGGTCCTGTACCCCGCCATTGCGATCGAAGTCCGACCGGCAACGACCGCATGAGCGAGGGCATGAGTGAGCTGTACGGCGCTCCGGTAGTCATCTACGACGGTACGAACGCCGAGGCGATCGTGGCGGCAATGCACCTCGAGGAGGGCGACGCCGTGGTAGAGATCGACGCCGAGAAAACCATCCTGCTGCGCGCTAGCCAGCTCGATATGATGCGTGCCGACGCTTTCTCGGCATTCACCCGAAAGCACTTCCCCCCCGCTCGACGCAAACCCACCGCCAGCCATAATGGACTGCTGCGCCGGCTCTTGGAAGGCGACCGATGAAGCCGATCCACCTTGTCATCCGTGATTGGGCTGTGGCGATGATCCGCCACTACCCGAGGGTGTTCCCGTTCGGTGAAGCCTGGACGGAGCTGTTGACCCGGTGATCTTTAGACGCGGAGCCTTCGAGATCGAGGTCGAGTGGGATCACGGCCCTGATGTGTCGCTCATCTTCTACGGGCACCGCACCCACATTTTCAGTATCAGCTACGTCGCCTACCCAACGCTGCGCTCGGCGTCGGAGCCCCACTTCATCGGCGTGCTGGATCGGATGTGGAAACAGGTGTACGCCGACTCCCCGACCGAGACCCCGTTCCGAGAGATGGTCAAGGACCTTCCCCGTCACGGCAAGAACATCCAGGTCGCCAACCAGATGATCGAGGCGATGGAGGCAATCGCTGACGACCCGATCAACGACCTAGAGTCGATCCGCGAGATGAACGACCTCGAGCTACAGAGGAAAATCGAAGCAGCCGGCCGCCAGGTGGAGCGCAACATGCTGACCCCCAACCGTCGCCGCTTCGACCGTCGCCGCTTCGCGGTGAACATCCACCCGCCTGGCTGGTCACCCGAGGATGACGCCGCATGATCGGCAAAGACCATCCCACCTTCGACCAGGAGCGCGCCCGGCACCTTTCCTACGTCAAAACCGGCGAGATTTCCACCGGCCAATACCAGCAGGTGAACCAGCTGCTCGGATCGGTCGAGGACGGCACCTTCGACGGCGATTACGGTCAGCTGATGGCGTCCTACCGCAAGATCATCCCCTTCAAGCCACTTCCAGAGATCACAGACAAGCAACCGGACCCCTAGGCGCTGCTGCCGGGATCGGGACACCAATTAAGGGCCCCCGATACAACCTGGCAGAGATATAAGGACCGGCGATCAAAAACTCGGTACACCCGGCTAGCCACCGGCATGAATGCTCCGTTAGACGGGCTCGCTAACCCCTGCCCATCCAGAGACACCCCCAGGGCCGTAACGGTATGCCTGGAGGCCCAAGATTCGGTGGGCGGAGGGGAAAAGCACCCCAGCGCTGACTTGTCACCATCGAGTCCGCGCCCCCCTGCCGATCCTCGCCGTCCGCCGTTTGTATCGGTGCTCGGAGAAAGGTTGCGCGTCCTCCTTTGCAACATGACCACAACCAATCCGAAAAGCACCGTAGGTGGACCGGGGGATCGCGATGTCTAGTAAGCCTGGCTAGCGACCCCTGGCCCGCCGATTTCCGCCTGAGAGGAGACCCGAGCACGTCACCTCGAGGAGAGGGTGTCATCACCGTCATGCCCCGCTCAGGTCCTGTGGCCTCGCTACGCTCAGCGGCTTTGGTGACTAGTAACACCGGGGTGACTAGACATCAACTAGCGACACCTATGGCCGGTTATGCAAGGGTGCGTGACAGGAAGTGCTGAGAGGGTACATCCCCCCCATAGCCCCCCCCCAGGTTGAACTAGGGGGGTTTGACCCCAAGTAACAGCAGGTAGCGTCACCTTATCTCTGTTGTACCCAGGAGAGCTCAAGTAGGGTCAAGTAGCGTAGTTGGGAGTATGTAACGCATTCGAGCCCGGTTTCCACCAAGTAGAGTGAAGTAAGAGCGAGCAGCGAGCGTAACATCAAGTACCCTCGGTTAGTACCACTTACCGTGGTCACCCATAGGGTAGGTGACTAGTGTGACTAGCTAGAAGTGACTATCCTGAGAAACCACCTAGACACCGATGACGGCATAGGCTATATCTATAGGTGTCGGCTTCAAACCCGACAACGCCACACAAAGTGGCATCGGACATATGGGAACGCCTAGGTCGATTCCTAGGTGGCGGACTCCAGAAATGGACTGCGCGAGTAGCATGTCGGCAATATCGGCCGATGGTGCCAGCCCAGGCACTTGCTAGCTATGCCGCCCACTACGCCGTGAGCGTTGTGAGGACAGACTTCTCTCTCTCTCGGGAATCCGCGAGACAAACGAGCGGACAGCGAGAGGATGAAGATATGCCAGAGTGGAATGCAGCGGCGACGATGCCAGACCTACTCGACGTAGTGATGGCAGCGATTCAGGCCGATACCCTAGAGGTCACTCAACCTGAGCAGCGAACGCCAGCACCGACGACTAGCAAGGTCGAGAGCATCGACGCCCGTACAGCACGACAGGTACTCGACAGGCACCTAGCCGATGGAATGCCGTTAGCACAGGCTGTCGAGATGACCCGGCGCTACATGGAACGTGGCGGTGACTCGGTGATCTACCGAGTGACAACGCTTGCCGACCAGAAGCGGTACAACACCCAAGGACAGCGAGTGCGGTTCGAGGGCTTCTACCGAGGAGCGCCAGCGGTACACCAATCGGTGAGCTGCGGACGCACCATACCGGAAGCGTCACAGGTGGCCGGTTCGAGCCGAAAGAGCAGAGCGTGGGCGCTAGCTGAGGAATGGCGAGCGATGCGCCGGTAACCCCCGCGGGTTGCCGAGGGAGAGAGAACCGCTACCACCGAGCGTATTCAGCGCTTGGCACCTCCCGGCAGCCGGCCGCTTGACGGTACTTGGCTGTTGGAAGCAGCGAGAGAGAGGACGGGGATATGACCCGCAATCAGGTCGTGCAGGCCATGATCGACCGTGCCAACGCCTTCATCGGCAACGGCGACGGGAACGATGAGGTCACGCCGGATCAGGTTGCCGAGGCCATCGGGGATGCCATCGTTGCGACCGCTGAGGTCAATGCTGAGGCTGCCGCAAGCAGCAACGGCGAGGTCACAGAGGACGCCACTGATGACGCCCCCGACGATGAGGAACCGAAGCGGCAGAAGTTCGAGCCGCTGGACCCGGACGCCCTAGCGACGTTCGGTCAGAAACGGCTCCTGCAAGGCCTCGCCACCTACGCAGACGGCAAGCCCATTCGGCTGCTGTATGCGGCGGATTCGGACGAGCGAGCGATCGTGGATGGGAAGTGGACCGCAGGGCTCGCTTTCGAGGCGCTCGACGCCATGCTCCACTTCAGCAAGTGGCAGCACCCCTTGGGCTACACGTTGGTGCCCGACGCCGACGCTGTGACCAAGTTCCACAACCAGCAGGCGTAGCCAGCGTGGGCTGCCCATTGGGTGGCTCACGGTGCCGACGCACCAGAGAGAGAGCTGGTCGTGATGCTTTGACTGTGTGACGGCTCGACCGACCAACATGGCCGAGAGGCCTCGCTGCTTAGGCAGCGTGGGAGCCATCGGATCAGGCGAATCAAGAAGCGGCACGCGGTGAGGACCGACGAACCCCTCGAAGGGTTGTGGACCACCGACCGCACACGCTCAAGAAAAGCCCCGGTGGCTCCCACGGTGCTTAGGCACCAGAGAGAGAGGAACCATGCAGATTCGACATGACGCCAGGTTGCGAGTGTTGATTCGATCCGGTGGCGTGACACTCAGCGAAGCCGAGGTCCGCGCCGAGGATCTGGACGCCCACCTCACGGTGCAAGCGTACATCTACAACGCCAACCCGTACTCGGGTGGCGGCTTGTGGTGGAACCCAGCATCCGGTGGCCGGCTCGCTAAGGCCCCAACGGCCAGCTACGAGCTGATCGACCCCGGTGACGAACTCACCAACGGCGACCTATGCACCTGTACGGCGTGCGTAGCCAGCGCGGAGGCTTCCTAACGGAGGCCCCCCCGGTGCCAACGCACCAGAGAGAGAGGCCATGAGATGGATATGAATGTCGTGGTGATCGCCGGAACCCTGGCGGCGGCACCCGAGCATCGGGTGTACGAGTCCGGTGCCGGGCTGTGGAAGCTGCTGGTCACCACCAGGATGACCGAACCCCGCAAGCGGGTTGACGTTCTCCCGGTGACCTATTGGGACACCGACGAGGCCGAGCACATGACCGTGCTCGACGCCCTCGACCGGGGCGACCGGGTATGGATCGTAGGCACGCTCCAACGCCGGTTCTGGTCCTCAGATGGTGGCGTGCGGCGCTCCAGCGTGGAGCTGATCGCCAACCACATCGAGGCCACCGAGGCCACCGCTACCGATGCCATTGAGGCAATGGTGCCCCAAGCGTGAGCGCACCGCGACGGCTTGGGCCCTTTGAAGATTGGACCGAAGCCGTAGCCTGGGTGGTGTTCGCCTTTGTGGGCGCATACTTCGGTTACCAATGGCTGATCTGGCTGCTGTAGCCAGCATCTCGTCGCCCTACCCGGCTCCCACCGACGTAGGGCGGCGGGCTGGTGCCAACAGCACCAGAGAGAGAGGAAACATGGCAACGAGAGAAGCCACGGTCACCGATCGGGTCGCTCGCGGAGCCGCTCTGCTCGACTCTTACGGGGGTTTCGCAGACGAGCCGAGCGATGAGGCTTGGTGGAATCAGATCGACCTGGACAAGCTCGACATGAGGATCGGGTACCCCGACTTCGACAACGGATGCGGGTGCATCCTGACTCAGCTGTACGGGGGGTTCGGGATCGGCAAGGACGAGCTGGAGATCGACAGCTTGGAGGCCGAGGAGTTCGGCTTCGAGGCGATGGGCGTGCCGCTCAACATTGAGTACGAAGCGCTCCTCGAGGTATGGAGCGAGCTCATCGAGGCACGGCGATCGAAGTGATGGCCTTCACGATGGTGCATACCAAGACCTGCATCGTCTGTGGACAGGCCGGTTTCATCATGCTCGAAACCGAGAAGTGGGACCGCTATCAGGCCGCTCGGGATGACCATTCGCTACCGAGCCAGCACGTCCAAGACGTATGGCCCGACATGCCGGCCAGCCAGCGTGAGCAGATCACCTCCGGCACCCATTCACGGTGTTGGGATGAGCTGTTCGGTGATGACGAGCCGTAGACAGCATCCCTCCCGTCCCAGGATACGCGCCTAGGGGCGGGGGGGCTGGTGCCTACGGCACTAACGAGAGAGAGGAGCAACATGGACATCAGCGACGTAGATGTGCCGCTGTTGGCCGAGCAAGTCCGCAAGATTGCGGAGGCAGAGCCACTTGGCAGAGCGCAATGTCGGTACTTCGAGGATGACGGCCAGCCCCTGTGCTTGGTCGGTCATGCCCTGGCCCTACAAGGCATCACACTGGCCGATGTCACGCACCACGGCAACGGGACGTACATCGGCACCGTGCTTGACACCGTTGGTGACGAACACGGCGTGATCTTGGACTGGCTGGGCGCAGTCCAGTACAAGCAGGACGCGGGGTGGCGGTGGGAAGCGGCGGTCAAGTGGGCCGACACCGAAGGCAACCACGCACCATGAGTGACACGTTCATTGCGGTCAAGCGACCGAAGGGTGGCGTCCACAAGCGGTGCATGCATTGCAACCTGCCGGCGACAACGACGGCGGTTCGCAAGGCCAACGGCCACAGAATGGAGGTCCGCTACTGCGACGACCATGCCGAGCTGATAATCGGGTGACTAGCAGCCAGCGGGGTGCAAGGCCCCGCCACCCACGGCTCGCAGAGTGCGAGCAACGAGAGAGAGGAGCAATGATGGGACTAAGCGTGCTGTTTAGGCTCAGCCGGAGACAGGCGAAGGCCATCTCCTGGCTGGTTGAGGCCGCAAGCAAGGACCAAGCCAGGCCGACGATCGCCAGCATCAACATGGAGTGGGTGCTGGAGGATGACGACCTGCTGGTGACCTTCGTGGCTACCGACAGCTACCTGCTGGCAACCCGCACATTGAGGTTCGTCAAAGGCACCTTCGAGGCCGAGCCCGACGAGGGCACAGCCTTGGTGCCGGCCAAGCGATTCACCGATGCGCTCAAGTCGGCAGTCAAGCATGGCCCGCCAGCGGTAGGTCCGAAGGCCACCGAGTTGCAAGACACGTTGGTTGAGATCACCGAAGCCGGGGTCAACGTGGCCTCGGTCAATGGTGACTACTTCGAGGGCATCCGGCTCGTCGAAGGCGACTACCCGAACTGGCGGCAGCTCATCCCCGAGCGCGGCGAGCACCTTGTGGCGCTGTCTCCGCACAACCTGTGGAAGGCAACCCGCATCGTGAGCCAGCCGGTCAGCTCGCAGGATGCAAAGCCGATGCGTGTCTACATCAACACCAACGACCCGCTCAAGCCGGTGATCTTCGAGGTCATCGACGAGGCCGCTGGTGCTGGTGAGTTGACGGTATTGGTGATGCCGGTACGGCTGTGATCCTGGCCTACCAGGGCAACAAGGTCGTCGGTACCGTCGTCAGCTGGGAGGAGTGCCCGAACGGGCATGACACCATCGAGGGCGGCCCGGTCCAGATCGACGGCACCGAGGCATGGCAAGCGGTGTCGTGCTTGACGTGCAACACGACCTGGACCGAGATATACCGAGCCTCGTCCCGCCTCATCGAGAGCTGAGGCAGCGTGGGGTGCGCGAGCAATCGCGTGCCTCCCGGTGTTACAGCACCAGAGAGAGAGGACACATGACACCCACAGAGGACAGGCTGGTGGTGGACGCCCTCAACGAGGTGCGTCTAGCCATTGAAGAAGGCATCGAGAAGCTGCCTGAGTTCACTACATCCGACGCATATGTGGCGCTCGACATCGGGCGCTGCACCCTCGAAGGTGTCCTCGCCGGGGCCAACCCGGTCGAGGAGGGCTACGAGGTAGTGCGACGGTGGCGACACAAGGCGTCACGCTGGTCGGCAGCGAGGGGGTGACAGCGTGGGAGCCATCGCAGCAGAACCCTACGTCTGCTCGGTGACTCCCACGGTGCTACCCGCACCAACCCGAGAGGGGAGTGGGGGAGGTGACCGCGAGCAAAGAAAGCTCCGCTCCCCCCTTCCCTCCACAAGTATACGAGAGAGGAGGGACAGAAATGGGATTGCATGAGACATTGAGCGTGCTACCCGACCTGCATACCGTCGATGACCACCTGACACCCAACACCCGCGCGGTGTGGGTGTTCACCCCCGACTCCAGCCTTGACTGGCTGGTATGGGAGTACGACCCCATCAGCGGCATGGCCTTCGGGCTGTGCGACATGGGCCAAGGATCACCCGAGATCGGCTCGGTGGTGATGACCCAGCGCGACGTGGGGTACGAGGACGACGACGTTGTGGACAAGCTGCGTGGAGGCTACGGCCTGCCCGTTGAGGTAGACAAGACGATCAACACGATCGCCAAGGGCTACCGCCACAAGGCGCTAACCGCGCCCGAAGGGCTGTTCACATGAGGCCGCCAAAGTATGTGCCCGACGATCCAGATGGCATCGTCTTGCAGAATTGGGGGCCAGTCACGCTGCAATACGGCCGCAACTACGGCGTGCCGCCAGTCAGCACCGCATGGGGAGCGCGTGCCATCCTCACCGATGGCGTGCTCGACCTGGTGGGCGACCGGATGGGCAGCGCAGGCCCACTCGGCAAGCAGCTGATCGAGTACCTGGTGGCCCACTTCCCCGACCTAGACAAGCGGGTTGAGGAGATGAGCTTCGATCCAGGTGACGACGAGCTCCATACCGTGTTCGAGGATGACGACGCCATCGTGGTCGCCTCGACCAACGCCAGCTACGGGTACCTGTACCTGCGAGCCTGGTTCAAGGTTGACGAGATCGTTTGACAGCGTTCCGGCCATGGTGCCCGCGCACACCGTGGCCGGGCCGGTGCCAACCGGCATCAACGAGAGAGGAGACACACATGGACATGCTCAACAGCGAGCGGGTGAGGCTGATCGAGTTGGCCCGCAACTTGGACAGCTCGGCTGACAGCTCGGCCCGCAGTCAGATCAACGCTGTGCTGGCAGCCGAGCCTGCCACCTACCCAGTGACGATCACCTTCCAAGTGCGTGACCCGTACCTGGAACTCGGTGACAGCCCGCAGAGCTACGAGCTGAGCGGGATCATCACCGACGCGGTGATCGAGGAGCTGGCACCCGAGTGGTTCCAAAAGGAACACGGTGCCGGCTGGTACGTCGATGCCACCAAGGACGGCACCGGCAACACCGGCACCGGGGGATGGACACCGATCGAGGTACCGACGGTGTACAGCTCGGCGCAGATCGACAAGAACCTGCTGCGTGAACAGCTGCTCGAGGTCATCGAGGGGTTCGATACACGGACCTGGGGCCAAGCGCTGGACGCGCTCGCCAAGATCGAGAGCCTGATCCGAGCCTGATTGACAGCGTGGGGTGCGTGGTCTGATACATGCCGCGTGCCCCACGGTGCCAACCGGCACCACTACGAGAGAGAGGAGAGACATGGGACTGGATATGTACCTGTACGAGAACGTGTACATGAGCAACTGGCCTCACAGCAAGGAGGCTGACGAGGCTCAGTACACCGACGCCCTATCGGTCCTGGCCCTCGCCGGGATCAAGCCCGACCCCCAAGTGGGCGGGTACGGCGTGGAGGTCAAGACCCCGGTGGTCTATTGGCGCAAGGCCAATGCGATCCACCTGTGGTTCGTCGCCCATTGCCAGAACGCGGTCGATGACTGCGGGAACTATGACGTGGAGGACGAGCAGCTCACGGAGCTGGTTGAGCTATGCCGCAAGGTGCTCGACGCATCCAAGCTGGTGCCTGACATGGTGTCCAACGGCCAAACGAGGGTCGATGGCAAGTGGCAGAACAACCAGGAGATGGGCCAGGTCATCCTTGACCCGTCCACAGCAGAGGAGCTGTTGCCCTCGGGTGAGGGGTTCTTCTTCGGCAGTACCGCTTACGACCAGTGGTACCACGCCGACCTGGTGCACACCGTTGCGGCCATCGAGGGTGCAATGGCACACCGGGTGGAGGGATCGGGGTTCGAGTATCACAGCAGCTGGTAACAGCCAGCACCGAGAGAGAGGAACCATGGAAGCAAGCGAGATACTGCGTGCCATCTCAATGGGTGACGCCGACGAGGTGCTCGACGAGCTGGGCCAAGCCATACGGGAGCGCTGGAAGGCGCGCACGATAGCGGCCAAGGACGCGTTCATCATTGGTGACCGCGTTCAGTTCACCGACCAGGCCAGGCGATTCGCTGGTCAGATCGGTGTCGTCACCAAGAAGCTGCCAAAGAACGTCATCGTGACGTTGGATGACGGCTCGGGTGATGTGCGAGCAGCGCCGACGCTCATTGCGCTACTCGTTGTTGATTGACAGCGTGGGGGCCACCGACAACCATCGGTGGTCCTCCCGGTGCCAACCGGCACCAACCGAGAGAGGAGACAGAGATGCCAGGCATCACAAGCGACAAGCAATATGAGCATGGCAACTACGCCCGGTACACCCTGAATGGGTGCCGGTGCAAGCCATGCACCGCTGCGGTAGCCGAATACCGTAGGCAGAACGCTGGACGCACCCTGACTGTGGACTCTGAGCCCTACCGGACGAGGATTCGTGGCCTCATGCGACGCGGCTATTCCTACAAGGCAGTAGCCGACGCCGCTGGGGTTGCCCGATCCGCGGTGGGGTCCATCATCTACGGACGCGTCGATCGCACCGCCAAGAGAATCAGGATCGCCACCGCCGAGGCTCTCGATGCGGTCACCATCAGTGACATCATCAAGACCGGCACCGGCGAGATTCCGTTCTCGGTGGTCGAACCGCTCCTCGAGGAGCTGCTTCGAGCCGGGGCAAAGAAGGCATGGATCGCCAGCTACATAGCAGGCAAGCCAACCGTTTCCTTCCAGCTAGGCAAGGGGCATGGGATCACAGCGTGGCGAGCCGTCAAACTGTGTGACTACTACGCCGAGTTCACTGGTCACAACCCGTGGCAAGTGATCGACGAGGGTAAGGCCTCGATGTCCAACGTGTCTCGGATGTACGACCTGCTCGACACCGTGTGGGGGTCGTGGCTCAGCACCGACCGGCTTATTACCGAGTTCAACAACCGCTGGGACACGGACCCTGCGACCGTGCGTCGAGCGCTAGAACGGGTGCTTTCGGAGCACCGTGAGTGTGGCTGCTACCTGTACCGGATGGTGCCGAATGCAGTCGCCCGAGGCAAGGCGTACACCACCCGAGAGGTGTTCGCCACCAACCCATATACGAGAGAGGAGGACCATGTTGCATGAACCCGACCGGCTCGACGAGGACAAGGAACGTGAGCAAGCCGAGCGAGACTACGACCCCAACGAGGTGATGGAGGCTCTCAATTCAGAGGACCTCATCGACATCGTTTGGGCAGTCATCGAAGGCGGCGAGCCTCTCGTCCTTGCCCTCTCGATCTACAAAGAGAGAGTGACACCACCCGAGCCCGACTACGAGCAGATCATGGAGGACCGGGCGCTCAGACATGGGCGTGATCCCGAAGCCGTCATGTGGGGCGGGGAGGACATCCCGTCCTAATCCATTTCGTGTCACAAGCACCTGCTACGGTGACGCGATCCACTGGTGATGGTGCCGGGGAACCTCCGTTCCTATTCCCATATGTCCGGTAACCCCCCGGCACCCCGCCACTGGACGAGAGAGGAACATGGCCGACGACTCCGCAATCGTACGCATCGAACAGATCACCGGCGAGGCACTCGATCTCGCTGCGCTGCTCGACACCGAGATCGCACGCATCGACAACCCCGAGGCGTGGCGACTCGCACTCGGATTCGTCCACGGCGTTGAGTCCCGACTGTGGCGCATGGAGCGTGACATGCTCCGCGCCGCTCGCGACCAAGCCGACAAACATCGAGGGAGCAAATGAAAGCAGCCAACTATTTCGCGGTGGTCCCTCAGTGGATCATCCTCAACACCGACCTCTCCGATGGGGCAGTCCGGCTCTACGCCCTACTCCGACGCTACGCCGACAAGAGTGGCGAGGCCTGGCCCCGAGTTACCACCCTCGCTGACCAGCTGGCGAAGGGGCAGCGCACCATCCAACGCCACCTCCAAGAGCTTGAAACAGTCGGTGCCCTACGGATCAAGGCGTACCACCACGACGACGGGAGACAAGGAGCCAACCGCTACATCGTTGTCTCTGAAAACCCGTCACTCCTGGCATGGGGGGGTGCCGAGGATGACACGGACGACCACGCCACTGGTGACACCCATAAGGAGAGCCATAGGAACGAGAGCCAACAAGGTAATCGTGCCAAGCTGTTCGACGCCATGATGAAGGCCTGGCTCAACCAGACCGACCACTCCAAGCTCACCAAGTCTGAGCGGGGCCGGATCAACGCAGCCATCGGTGAGTTGGACCGCATCGGGGCCACACCCGACGAGATCATCGACAGGGCCGACGCCTACCGGAGAAGGATGCCGTCCGCGACCATCAGCCCGCAAGCCATTGCGCGCAACTGGAACGCAATCGCACCCACCACCTTGAAGCACAACCACGCCTGGGACATGATCGACGACCGAGCCGATGGTGTCCTCTACCGCTGCAAGTGCGGGCTTGAAAGCCTCGTACCGGCAGCCGGAGAAGGAGCAAGATGAACGACTGGCCGCAAGAGATCAGCAGAACCAAGGTCGAAGTGACGTTCTCCCCCACTACCACGTTCCAAACGGTGTACCACCCGAAGGAGCGGTCCAGCGTCGTTCGCGAGATCACCGAGACCGGACGGCTGTGGGTTCAATCCTCCCAGGATGGACCCCGCGACACGGTGATCCCGATGACCCAAGTGATGACCGTGGTGTTTTGGCAGATGGAGGCCGGCACATGACCAAGGCAGACCAGCTAGCCAAGGTCGAGGACGCAATGGCTGCGGACCCCGACCTCGCCCGGCAAGCCTTCACCTGGAAAACCCTGCTTGCCATCATCGACACCGAGCTGGTGCCGAAGGAATACCGAGGCAACGTACCCAAGGCGCTCGCTGCGATCCTGGCCGGACGCGAGCGGGGGCTAGGTCCGATGCTCTCGATGCACTACATCGACGTGATCGACGGGCGCGGCGCACCATCGGGCGAGTACATGGTGGCTCAGATATTCAAGGCGGGCCACATCATCTACGCCTCCGAGCTGACCGACATCAGCTGCACCGCAATGGGGATACGCCGTGAGAACGGCGAGGACATCGCCACGATGCAATACACCTTCGACATGACGATGGCCGAGCGCGCCGGGATCAACACCAAGCGCGACGGTGGACTCAAAGCCAACTGGAAGCACTACCCCGAGGCCATGCTGTACTGGCGGGCCACCAGCCAGCTGGCACGCATGTTCTTTGCCGATGCGATCGCCGGGCTCAGCCACATCGCGATCGAACTCGACCTCGACCGCAACCCCGAGCCGATCCCCGACGAGCATGGGGTGATCGAGGACACTCCCCCATTCGACTCAGAAGGCCGACCGTTGCCCGAAGGGGAGGTCCTCGACGAGGCCGAGGCCATAGCTGCCGACCTGCGGGAGCAAGGCCATGACGTGAGGGTGGTGACCGGCGACGAGGCGATCGAGGCCGAGGTCATTGACGAGGCCGTGGTGGTGGATGTCACCGAAGCCATCACCGAGAAGGCCCGCGCGCAGGCGACCTCGCACCTGGAATGGGAGGTCGCGCTGGACACAAGCGCAAGGGTCAAGTGCAAAAATCTTTGCGAGCGAAAGGACCCCTATTCCTCAGACTCGTACTGCTGTGAAGATGCCCATTTGCGCCGGCTCTACGGGCTGGCGACGGTCGCGTTCGACATTCCACACGACGACAGCCACGCCGACCTGCTGCACCAGGCGCTCGACAAGCACCAGCCTGGAGCCAGGCACGTCGGTGACCTGAACAAGGTGCCGCTCGAGGCGCTCATCAACGCATCCAAGGTGAAGTTCACCGAGATGCTGTACGGAGGAGAACCCGCCGAATGATGCTGGCCATCAACTTCATCACACACACCTGCGTCCACAAGGGGTGCGGGGCTGTGTTCGCGACCACGGTTGAGTTTGACAACACCCGCCATGACGATAAGGCCTGGTTCTACTGCCCGAACGGGCACAAGCAGGCGTACCTGGGAGAGAACGACGCCGAGAAGTACAAGCGGCGATACGAGACCGAGTACGCCCGGTGCAAGGAACTGACCTCCAACCTCGTCGGTGCGGAGGGAACGATCCGCGCCTACAAGGGCCACGCCACCCGCCACCGCAAGGCGAGCGTATGACTGACACCCAACACGAACGCATCCTGGCCATGCTACGCGCCGAACCCGAGGGGGTGTGTGGCGTCACCTTCCTGCAAACGTACATGCCCACCTACAGCCAACGGATCGGTGAGCTACGCCGGGACAAGGGCTACACCATCATCCCGATCGAATGCCCCTACTCCTGGCACACTCACAACGGCAACATCGGCACCTACCAGCTGATCGAAGGCATCCACTCCGAGCAACTGAGCATGACCGATGCCTGAGAATCCATACGGTTACGCGGTCATGTACCTCAACGGCGATGACATGGGTGAGTACCTCGGCTACTTCCAAGACAGCCTGGACACCGCCAAGTCGGTAGCCGACGAGCTGCACGTCGCAAACGCCGACGCAGCGTCCGCTGCCGGTGTCGGTGCGACCCCAATCGGTATCTACAAGCTGGTGCTGGTCGAGACCATCGAGGCTCCAGTCGAGGAGGATGATGACGATGCCTAGATTGCTCGGCCCTAGCGGCAAGCCCCAGGTGTACCTCCATATCCACGGCCCATTCTGGACACGCACCCAACAAGGCAGCGTGGTGCCCTGCGGCATAGCCGACGCCGAGTGGACGACGTTCGGATTCAGCATCGACAACGACTTCCGAGGCATGGAGTTCGACAACGCGGTGTCGATGCAGGGCGGGCACTCCCTCCCACCACCCGAGGTGGTCAAGGCAGCCGAGGGCATGTTGGTCAATCCGCCTGAGCCTGAGCCGGAGCCTGATGATGAGCAAGCGTAAGAACCCCGAGGACAACATCGGCAAGGGCAAGCTCAAGTGCCAGATTTGTGGTCGCCCGACAAGGGACCACCCAATAGGACGATGCGCCGAAGCCGACAGCGATCCCGACCTGTTCAAAGGCCCAGCCACCACCCGAGGACGAAGGAGCAAGAATGACATACCGATCCGACGATGACTTCGAGGCGCACCTTGGAATCGCCCATGAGCGATTCCTAACCCACCTCGAGGCAGCCGTCAACGAGGCCAACGCTGCGCTGGGTTGGCTGCGAGCCTGGCCCAACAAGATCACCAACGCCGAGGAGGAACTGGAGTCGATTATCAACGTGCTGCGAGTGGCGTTGCGCCGAGCCGTGCCTGTGGGTGAGCCCGGCCCCATTCCAGGGCCGCTCCAAGAGCCGCCACTGGTTTCTTTCGATGAGAAGGGTGACGTGCGAACATGATCGAAGCCAACCAAGAGGCCTTGGTCCTCGTCACCATGTTCGCTGGTGCCGGGATCGCAGTCATGTGGATCATCAAGATGGCAGCCGAGGACTATCGCAACTGGAGGAGGAAACGATGAGCGACCGAGACTACAGCGAGGAGGCTGTGCCCGAGTACCTGGGGTTCAGCGAGACACTGGCCTGCGGCCACACCGTCGAGGCGTCGGAGGATTCCGGTGGCTTCGATGAGGAGCCGCGGGTCACCGAGAGGATGGTGCGCGACCTGCTCGCTTTCAAGATCAGGGTTCACAACTGCGAACTGACCGAGAACCGTAGGCGGGTGCGGAACGCCATCGCCGGGCCGTTCTGATGAGCGTCATCACCTTCGTCCAGGGCGTGCTGCTCGCAGCCATCATCGCCACCTGGATGTGGACCTGGTGGTGGAACCGCTACGTCGTGACCGACGAGCCGGAGCCGGACTACACCGCTGCCATGCGTGTGTTCACCCTCATGCTCCAAGAGTCAACCGTGCCCCTGTTCGCTCGCCGTCAACAGATTGTCAGAGCGGTGATCGACGTAGGCAACGGCACACTTGGCCGCGAGCTCACCATCAGCGAGATCAACAGACTCACTAGCGTCTACCAGAAGGATGAAGCGATCCGACTCGCCAAGAACAAGACCATCAGCAAACGAACCCTGATGGAGCTACTGCTACCCCCCTGGAAGGAGCAACAATGAGCCAAGGACGACGACTCTACCTACTGATCCTGCTACTCGTCACCGGCGTGGTGATCGGGATGCTTCTGCTCCTGATCGTCACCGACGACGCCGAGGCTGAGGCGCAGAGTGGAGTGGACATACCACTCGACCGGGTACACCGGGGCGACGACGGCGAACGGTTCCTCGAGGCCGAGGTTGCAGCGACCAACGAGATCGGCTGGACCTGCGGTGCCATCCTGACACGGCACAACAACAGCTCGATCCACGCGGAGGATGGGCACGCCGACCACGGCACCAACCTCATCATCGAGAGCGGAGCCAACAGCGTGGTGTTCACCAACATCGAGAGCGTGGCCTTCGAGGAAGCGATCTTGGCCTTCGTCATCGACGGTGACATCAAGGTGTACACGCAGATCGGGGAGGACGGCGTGTCCTCGATGGGATTCCGATTGGAGTTTGAATGCAACCCCCCCACTACCACCACATCACCACCGGAGAGGTCCACAACGACAACGACGGTCCCTGTGTCAGATACCACGGTGCCCCCTGCTACGACGACCACCGAACCACCACCGATCAACGGCGTGGACACTGGTGGCGGAGCCTTGGAGCATCTCGTCACCAGCGACCCAACACCCAGCAGCGGCAGTAACGGACTCATACTTGCCGGACTGCTCGCGATGCTCGGTGCCGGCCTATTCATTGGCTGGAGACAGCTACATTGACCGAGGTTTGGGGTCCGTTGCTCCTAGCCCTGCGAATCTTCGTGATCCTGTCGGTGTTCACCTTCATCGGCGTTGCTCTCGCAGCGGTGTACGCCTGGTGGAACGGGGCCGATCCCTGGGCGGCATGGACGTTCGCATTCTGGATGGTCCTGCTCGCCGGGGCCATCTGGTATTGGTTTGTCAGCTAGCGACGGCGACGAGGAGCCTTGCGTTTGCGTCGCGTGTTGCGCGCCCTGCCACTCAGCGCCTTCGGTTTCTTTTTGTACCCTTTGCCTGGCGGCATCATGCCTCCTCACTGTCTCGTCCAAAACCACCACCTGATCCACTCCCAATAGGAGCGGAGCCGATCTAAGAAAGCTATCCGCCGTTCTGCTTGGCGTTGATACCGAGCACAGCACCGAAGGCGGTCAGGCTGGCGAGAATTGCGACAAGCCAGGCGACAAGTTCGATGTCGCTGAACGCAGCACCTTCACCGATCTGAACTAACACGGCGATGATCGAGCCGAGACCAGCGACCGCTCCTGCGAACAGGCCAGCGAGTGCTTTACCGATATATCCGATGATGGTTTGCCATACGGCCATGATGCCTCCTAAGTCTTTCCGGTTCGAGTGGCAGCTATGGGGTGGTCATGCGGGTGGGCATGAGGACCGCCGCCATCGACGGGCAATTCTCTGAGAAGTTTGTTGTGGGTGATGCCGTCGCAGACACCCTTGATGTTGTCCTTGGTGCCGACGAGCTGTGTGGCTGCCTGATACCGGCCGACCCAATCCTGGGTCTCGCCGCCATAGTCGCCGTCATCCTTGAATCTTGGGAGGGCGCTGGAGTTCCATGCGATGAGAGCTTGCTGCATCTCCTCGACGGCATCGCCTTTGTCGCCTCGTCTGAGTGCCATATCGTCCTCCAGTGTAGGGGGCGGGGGTGGTGCTGCTGGGTCTTGTGCAAGGTGAGCGATACGGTCGAGGTTGAGCACGCCTGTATCCCAATGGGTCTGGCCGGTCACCGCACCGTGAGCAGAGATGCCATCGAAGTCAAGCCACGCCTGGCGAGGGAGCCGCCACGCTGAGCCTGACCCGGCTCTCCACCCACCGGGGGGAGTGGAGGTGACGTGATCCAAACGGATGCCCCTCTCCTCCGATGCCCAGGCAGCGAACGCGGCGAGGTCTTGGTAGTGGTGATCCTCAAAGTCACCGACCCATATCCGGCTAGAGCGATCGACTTTGCTCCGATCGGAGTAGGCGATGATCTCTACCTGGATCGACTTCTCGTTTGCCGCCGTCCCGGTGCGCCTCGAGGACTTCATCGTTCCGACGTACCTGGTGAGGGCAGCCCCATGCCAGCGCCACTCACGCGTGGTCGCTTTGTACGAGTAGTGGGGAGCGACCAGACCAAAGTTGTAGCCCGGCCAGCTGCCTGTCTCGGTGGTGTGGTACACCAGGGCGAGGGGGAGGCCACCCTTGGGGAGAGGCCCGTAGGTTCTCGCGGTCGGGCTACCCCGTTTGGCTGGCGGGAACATCAGCGCGCTTCTAGCTCGGCAACCCTGGCAGCGAGCTTCTGTACCTCAGCCAGCAGGGGAGCTATCAGCCAGTCATAAGCAATCCCCTTGGGCTCTCCGTCAATGTCGAGGCTCACCACTTCGGGGAAGATCGGGAACGTGTCCTCAGCGATGAGGCCGACCGCTGCGCCACCGTCACTTTTCCAATCGAATGACACTGGCTCGAGGTCGTAGATTCGCTCTGAGCCTTCGAGAGGTCGGATGTTGTTCTTGAGTTTGCGGGTTGATGCACCATCGAATAGCTGCCCGTCAGAAGTTCGATAGCGCACCGTGTCAGGCACAGAACCACCGACCGCCAGATCAGCAAAGACATGGTTCCATCGAAAACCACTTGACCCTAAGTCAGTGGAGCCAGTGTCTTGTGGAGCAATGGCTGTTGTTCCAATAAGTAGTGTCTTGCCACCAACTGAAAGGTTGCTGATCTGGACTTGACTGCTCTGATGTTCAATCCTGGCGTTGCTTTGGATTGTCAAAGCGCCGGTCATTGTGTCGCCGGTTTTGTTGACGAACCGGCTATCTGACTCCCCTTCGGTGAAGTACCGGGAGTCGTGGGTGTGCGAGTCGTTGAGCACCACCGCGGTCAGAACGACGTTGGCGGACCCGTCGATAACAACAGCTCCGGTGAGGTCACCGCCGAGGGTGATCGTCCGAGCTGTCTGCCATTTCAGGGCAGCATCAGCCGTGCCGGTGAGCGCCAGGTACAGGGCATCGGCTTCGGCTTGGGTGAGGTACACCGCGTGAGGGTTGCCGGCACCTTCGTGGGTGGTAATCAACCCTTCGGCAAATAGCTTGTTGACCGCGCCCAGGTCAGCGGCTGGAGGGCCCGACAGGATTATCAGCCCCGTCATCGTGTCGCCATCTACCTGCACATAGCGAAGATCACCCTCGGTCTGATCTATGAACGCGTCCGCGTACTGCTTGGTCGCTGCGTGTAGGGCGGCGGTTGGATCGGCGTCGAGGGTGATCTTGCCGACCATGGTTCCACCGGACTTCTCGAGGAAGGCCGCCGAGTCGAGGCCGTCGAGAGTGTCCGCGTCGATGTTGAGCGCATCATGCGCCGCCTTGGTGTCGTGGGCGTCGATGCGGTCGTGGATGTCCTCGATGTGTTGGGCGGTTGGCGTCGAGCGCACGATCGCCCCGGAGGGATGCGTCAGGCCGGAGGGTGCCGCCGATCCTGGGAGGTAGCGAAAGGTCACATTCTGAGTGACAAAGGTAGAGCCTCCAAAGGTGCCGTTGAACCGGATGATCTCGCGCTGGAGGTCGTCGTCGGGTTCGATGACGATGAGGGCGGGCGAGGTCAACGTGCCCTTGGTGACCACGGCGGCGATCAGGTCGGTGGGACCCATCGGTGCAGTCAGCGTCGTTTCAAAGGCATTCTCTGATGATGTTTCCTCGGCAACCATGTCAGCTCAATTCTCCCACAGCATCGGCATCCATACGTTGTACTCCGATTGCCACAACTCCTGCCAGCTTCGATGTTTCACTAGCAACCTTGTCGTGACCCGCTGAAACCCGAGCAGTTTCCACCAATGTCTCCGCTTGTAGGGTCACCGACCAGTTGATCGAACAGTCCTTGTCAAGCACAGGTTCGCCATCAACTTCCTTGCCCCATATCTCTGTCCAAAACATGCAGGCATCCTCGATACATCCCTGTTGGATGAGTGGACAAAAGCGTGCACCTTCGACTGGCTTGGGCATCTTCACCGTCAGTCCTTGGAGCAGAGGATCATGTCACGGTGCAGCGGACGCCAGTTTGATACTGTAGCTGACCCTCCGGTAGCACCCTGAGTGTGGGTGTGATTCGCTTCGTTATCGGTCTGTCCGGTGCCGCCGCCACCAGTTACTCCTGTTCCCGCATTGCCAGTGTTGCCTTGACCTGTGTGGGTGTGAGGGAAAATGCTGTACTCAAAGGTGGCCCCACCATTTTCCTCAGCAACAGCCGTTTGACCGCCACCACTGGCGCTCGGTCCTGTTGATGGGTTGGTGTGATTGTGGTTCGGACCTGAGTGATTGTGATTAGGTCCAGCATGAGTGTGCGAACCACCACCGGCGCTAGTTGGGTTGGTGTGGGTGTGGTCCGGTTGAGTCCAAGTGCCGCCATCGGCTCTAGCTCCAGTGACGATGCGGATTACCTTGTCATCGACTGTCGAAATATCCCTAGTCCATCCGGTCGGTGCTGAGTCCTGGTCAAAGATCATTCGAGTGCCGGAAGGCAACGTCCCTGCATCGACGTACTGCTTCGTGGCAGCCTTGAGCGCAGCATCGGGATCAGCGTCGAGGGTGATGTCGCCGGTCATCACTCCCCCCGCCAGGGGAAGCATCAGGTCTGCGTAAGCCTTGGTCGCCGCCTCGAGCGCCACGGTGGGGGCGTCGTTGAGGATCAGGTCGCCGGTCATGGTGTCGCCGCCGAGTTCGACGTAGCGAGCGTCACCGCGAGCGTCGGTGTGGTACTGCGTGTGGTCGTCGTCAGCAAGGCCCGCCAGGTCGTCACCGTGGTCGAGGGCGTCGATGCGGTCGTGGATGTCCTCGATGTGTTGGGCGGTTGGCGTCGAGCGCACGATCGCACCAGAGGGGTGAGTCAGCCCCGAGGGAGCTGCCGAGCCAGGCAGGTAGCGGAAGGAAACATTTTGTGTGACGAAGGTGGAGCCCCCGAACACACCATTGAACCGGATGATCTCGCGCTGGAGGTCGTCGTCGGGTTCGATGACTATGAGGGCGGGTGAGGTCAACGTGCCCTTGGTGACCACGGCGGCGATCAGGTCGGTGGGACCCATCGGTGCAGTCAGCGTGGTCTCAAAGGCATTCTCTTGTGACGTTTCCTCGGCAACCATGTCAGCTCAATTCTCCGACAGCGAACTGTGGGACAGCGAACTTATCCTGACCCCAGCTAGCACCACTCGACGTACCACCGAACCCGGCCGCTGCTCCAGCGATGTCCTCCCCCTGGATGGTGATGAACATGACCCGCAACCCGCTGCCGCGCTCGGGGAAAACCACTATCGGCTCCTCGATTCGTTCCAAGATGCCACGCAGCACGATTCCAAGTGCAAAGACTTCGACCGTCACCTGCTTGCCTTCCAGGGCACGCAGCGCCTGCTCGAGGACAATACCCCGGCCCCGTCGCAGCATCGCTCGCTTGCCGGGAGCCTCGAACTGATCCGACACGTTCACCGGAAGGCGAACAATGGTGTCACGATCCGAGCTGGGAAAGGCACGGAACGAATAGGAGCGGAAGCCGGGGGTGATCGTGTTGTCTGCCGAGGCCGTCAGCTCAACCTTGGCAACGTGGTAGCGACCATTACGCCCGGTGAGGTCATCGACCGAAACCTCGGACTCGCCCGGTACCTGGACCTTGACCGCCAGCTCCCAATCGGGGTGGTTCGGGTCATTCAAAACGTCGATGTTGGTGGAGTCGAACAGGTTGACCTGGGTGCCTGGAGGTAGCTCGGGGATGGTGAGGTCGCCCGACACCCACTGTTTGGCGCGAGCGGTAAAGAAGTCGGCGGCTGGTCCGATCACATAGCCGCTGTCAACAAAAGTGTCCTGCTCCTTCCACAGCCCATTAGAGGGATTGGCTACCCACATCCGATCGTCGATCTCCAGCGCCGAGACGCCGCCTCCCGCTGACGGCACCGGAACCTGATGCGCCCGAGACCAGCCGCCAGTCGGCAGGTAGAAGCGGTAGAGCTCCAAGATGGGAACGCCGGGAGTTGCGATCACTGTGTAGATCGAGTCGCGAGTGCCCAACATGAAAAACGGGTGAAAGAACCCGGTGCTCTGACGGTCACCCACCTGGAAGATGAGAGTCACGTTCTCCAGTGTGCTCCCGTCGTCGGGGATGCTGGCGGTGTAGAACCGGACAACCTGTCCACCAGCCTCGGTTATCTCGCGGGTGGCGATACCGAGCACACCCTGGGCGAACGCTCCGACAACAGGAATCTCGTCACCGAAATTGTATTGGCCCGTATTGACCAGCGCCAGGCTGGGGTCGAGGCCAAGGAGATAGATAATCCCGGTCGTCGTCATCACGACAATGGAGTTACCGGCATCGACCACGCCCTGGTCAACAACCTCATCGGCTGGCGGCAGCGTCAGCAACAGGATCGGGGTGGTCCCGGCCTCCCAAAGCTCGTTACCATCCCTGGCGAGGATGCGGCTCTTTGCGCCATAGATTTTCGTGTAGGTTGCCACGGTGTCCACCGCCACCGGAGTGAAGCTGGGCGGATCGAAGCGAAGCACGCCAGTGGTCGAGTCGTTGCTGTAGAGGCTGTTACCCATGGCAAGGAAGTTGTACGAGCCAGGCGCCGCGGCCAGGGTGGCCTTGGCTGGGCTGGCCCCATATTCCCAAATCTCGTCGCCGCGCAGGTAGTAAATCTGATCGTCAATGCGCGCCAGACTGCCGAACTCGCCGGGGCTGATCGCGGTGTCAAGCAGCATCTCATTCATCAGCTTCGCCTCATACGGTTGGCCCAGGTCAGACGCAAACACATCGACACCAAACGAATCCCAAAAGCGTCGAGTAGCGCCTTCGAGTCGGTCGGGGCTGTGCAGGAAGTCGAACCCGGCTCCACCGTCGAGCCGGTTACGCGAGTAGCGGAAACCAGTGTCGTCCTGGTAGTCCTCGGCGGCTTCGCCGGTGTCTACTCGGGCTGGGACGGCCTCAGCGGTGACGATCTGTGTGGGGTCATCAGGGTTGACTGCCAGCTGCACCAGGATGTCGTCAATTCGGGCCTGATAGCCCCAAGCGCGTGGCTGAGGTACGTCCTCGACGACCGGGAGCAGGGGAGTCGTCATCCGGTGTAGGTCACCGGCATCATATGCACACCTGGCCGGTGCTTAGCAATCTGCTTCTCCTTGCGCCGGGAAACCAGGTACTCGCGGTAGGCAATCATGGCCTGGGTGATGGTGGCACCGGACCGGACGGGGAAACGGTCGAGGCGCAGCTGTTGGGACAGGTACTCCTGGGTCACCGCGTCAATATCGACACCGGACAGCAACGAGATCGCACCGTCGAGCACCACGATCCGATTCCAGGCATCCTCCCACGGATCAAGCGTGTCGGCGGGCGTGTCGGGACGGCCGGGCTCTCGTCCGTAGCGGATCACACACAGCGCGCCGGGGCTGATGACGGGCACCACCTGGACCGCGGCGAAGTTCGGGTCCTCGGGGTGGGTCTGGAACAGCTCGTACTCGGCGTCGAGCCATTCTGAGGAGGCGACACTGGACCCGATAACGTGGTCACGACCCCACCGGGTGTCGTACTCGTACTGAACACGCAGGACCTCGACAGTATCGAGCGGGAGCGGCAGATACCCGAGGGTGTCGATGGTTATGCGCTCCTCCTCAACGACGTACAGCGGCTTCCACAGGTTGTCGATCGCCTCGTTGAGGGCGTTGGCCTGAGACTGGCGGGGCCACCGGGTGGGAAGGCGCATCGACGCGCCGGTCGCATGAGCGGCAGCGGGACCGCCGCCCTCGAAGGCGCGGCTGAGAACGGTCACCACAAATATGCTCGCATCGAAGCTGGCTACCTGCATCAGCTCGTAGTCGATCTCGACAACGGCACCGGGGCCGATCACGGCTTCCTCATCAGGCGAGAGAACCCCGTCAGTGATGGTGAACGTCAGCTCGCTGTCGTCCATGGGCGCAAGCAGAGGGGTCTTGGCGGTACGTTCCGACACCGGCTCGAGGTAGTCGGTCTCGAGGGTGATCCTCAGATCGTTGAGGGTGGTCATGGCTGCTTGACTCGGGGGTGGACGATAACGATGTCAGAGGCGCGGGTAGGAAAGCTCTCGGGACCACCAGGGAAGGTGACTGTCCAATCTGCGTAGTACACGCCCGGTACATCGGTGTCCGCGGCCACCCAGGTGTAGTGGAGGACACCGTTGGGCCCGTCGAAGATGGTGGCGGGGGCCTCGTCGATCTTCACCGCTGAGTCGTAACGGTTCCGCATCGTGAAGGTGACTGCGCTGGCTCCCTCGGCAGTCAGGTCAACAATGTTGGAGCCGCGTCGAATGACAGTCTCAGCAACGGGTTGCAGATCCTTTTCGCGTATCTCGATCATGCTCGCTCCTCAGTGTAGACCCAGGCTATTGCGGTGTTGAAGTTCCCACTTTGACACCCTCCTGAGAGTCTCCGACCTCGCCATCCTGAGCGGAATGGCCGGCAGCTGTGCCTTCGGTGCTGATCCCTAGGCCCACCCCCTCGTCGCTGCGCCCGATCCCTCGCGTCGGATCGCGGAAGGCGAGCATCGTGATCTCGCCAGCGACATCACTTTCGTTACCGCTCTCGACAGTAAACAGCGGCTCAGGGGCCAGGACGAGCTCGGCGGCGGTGTCGGACTCCGCTGCTTGTTCAAGAAAGAACTCAGGCTGGGCGGTGGCCTCCAATACGATTTCGCCAGCAACATCAGATTCGCTCGCTTGCTCCACCGAGATGACACGCTCGGTAGCGAAGGTCACATCAGCGGCGGTATCCGTTTCGCTCGCTGACTCCAACACCACAGCCGGTTCAGGGGCCAGCACCACATCAGTAGCGACATCGCTCTCGTTGGCTGTCTCGATCGCCAGGGCTAGCTCGGGATTGAAAACAACATCGGCGGCCGTGTCAGCCTCGGTGGCCTGCTCGACACTGAAAATCGGCTCAGGTACACCTGTGCTGAGTTCAATTTCTCCAGCAACATCAGACTCGCTGGCTTGCTCCAGGGCCACCAGCGGTTCAGGGGCTAGACCGACTTCGGTACCTACGTCCGATTCGGTCGCCTGCTCCACCGCCACCACAGGCTCAACGATGAAAGCTACGTCGGCGGCAACATCGGTCTCAGTGGCCTGCTCGATGGCGATAGCCCGGTCAGTGGAGAACGCAACATCGGTGGCAACATCGGACTCCCCCGCCGACTCGATCGCCAGGGCTTTCTCAGGCTGCAACGTGACCTCAGCGGCTACGTCGCTCTCTGTTCCCTGCTCGACGGCAACAAGTGGCTCGGGGCTGAGGGCAACATCGTTCGCAACGTCCGACTCTGATGCCTGTTCGAGAAAGAACTGTGGTTCAGCAGCAACGGTGGGGAGGCGACGTTGGGAGCGACGAGAGCGGCCCGCTACTCCTGCCTGTCTGACTCCCCTGGGATAGAACTCTCGATCGCCGGCTACTGGTGCATCGACCTCCATCGTGATCTCGCCAGCAACATCGGACTCTCCACCACTCTCGACGGCGATCACTGGCTCGGCGGTGACCACCAGCTCGGAGCCAACATCTGATTCGGTCGCTTGTTCGATCGCAATGGCCCGCTCTGCGATCATCGCTACATCGGCAGCGGTGTCCGATTCGGTCGCTTGCTCCAGAACGATCTCTATTTCGGGAGCAAAGGCCACATCGTTGGCTACATCAGATTCGCTACCACTCTCGAGGTCAATGGCCGGCTCAGGGGCCAGCGCTAGCTCGTTGGCGGTGTTGCCTTCTCCGGCTGACTCCA